TATCACAAGCATTTAATCGTGAAGCATATCCAGACTTAGGTGTACTACTAGGTGCAGACTGGACTCGTCAAGCTTTATCAAGAAACCCAACACCTGAAGAATATCAAGATGCTGCTTATGCTCGTCTGGAAGAATTGAATGGTGAAAGACCTGAATTTGCACAACCCGTAAAGGAAACACCACGTGTCGCTGAAACCCCTAAAGCCGTCCAAGCAAAAGAAGAAAGACAAGAAGTACCCGCAGCCGAGCCAGCCGCACCCGCAGTAGTAGAAGAACCTGCTCCACTAGAGCTAGAGTCTACACGCAACGAGGCAATAGAAGTTGAGCCACCTGAGGTTAAGTCAGTTGCTAAGTCAGAGGCAGCGGTAGACAAGGAAGTAAAGAAACGTGCGCCGGGTGGTGGTCGTAAGAAATCTGAAACTGCTAAGACAACGGAAGAACGTCGTCAGCAAGTTAATGAGATCAATCAGTTTAACCGTGATGTTAAGACATTAATAAACGCAGCAACTAAGTTTGCTCAGCGCCAAGAGTTTGGTACGTTTGCTACGCAAGAAGAATTAGATACAAAAGAAGAGCAACGTGTCAATATGCTTGAACAGATGCGGGCTGAGTTATATCGCCTAGCACAATCTAAGAACCCACAGACAGGTTATGTTCTTGCTAAAGATTACATACGTGGTTTAAAACCTGCGGAGCTAGCACGTGCAAAGACAGTCTATGAAGCTAGGAAAGCTGCGGCATTAAAACCACAAGCTGCACGTAGTACAGTAAAAGCAGAAGTAACGGAACAAACACCGTACGAAGCTGAGCAACAATTAGGTATGGAGCCTGATCCAATATTTAAGAAATTTAAAACTCTTAAAGATGCTTTGTTACATATATTTAGTTCTGCCAATCCGTTAGAACAAATGATAGCGGCTAGGTTGTTGCAGCCTGATAACTTAGGTACAGTTAATACTGTTGGGTTCCGTGTTGTAGAAGTTAATGACAAAGACATCCCATCGGATATTAAAGCTGAGTTAGATAGTGATGCAGTTGGGTATTTTGTGCCTACCTCCAAAGACAATATGGTCTACGTACGTGGCGAAAGCTATGGAGAGAATGAACAAGGCATAAACCCTGAGATTGTTTTGCATGAGGCTATGCACGCTACAGGGTCTAAGAAGATTGCATTTGCGCAGTTAGCCATAGAACAAGGACAACCAGTAGAGCCTAAGCTAGCAGCGGCAGTTGCTGAGTTACAGATGTTGATGGAAAGAGCTAAGGCTGCATTTGATGCACTGCCACGTGGTGAGCGTAACTTTAAACTTAACCACTTAAACAAAGCCGAAGCATTCACAGACATACAAGAGTTCTATGCTTACGGTCTGACTGACCCAACAATGAAGGAGTTCCTCCTTACCAAAGTCCCCGGTACAACAACCAAGACTTCTGGGTTTGATACGTTTGTTAATATTTTATTGCAGCTGTTTGGTATTGATCCTAAAGTACAGTCAGGTTTAAAAGATTTAGTACTTATCTCGCATGAGATTATGGGGGCTAAAGCTCCTAGTGGTAAGCAGCTATTAAGTATGGCTGATACAGCTTTAAGACAAAAAGCTAAATCTAAGAAGACTGATGTTGACAAAGCAATAGAGAAACTAAATGCCAGTAAAACAGCAGAAGAAAGACTCAATGCTCTTGGCTCTCTATCTAAAGTAGCACGTGATCCTAGCCTATGGGGGGATTACATTAAGCTTAAGTGGAAGTATATGAACCCAGAAAAACTGGACATAATGCTTAAGGCTTCTACAACAAATCGTCTATACCGTATAGCAAAAGAAATTGGTGTGGGTGAAGACTCGATCAACGATATACAAAAAGGTATCGAAGAAAAGAATGCCTTCCGTATGCGCACCATCCATAAAGTAGAAGATATAGTCCGTGGTTGGGTTAAGCTTAAAGGTAAAGAATCACAACGTGTGTCTGATCTAATGCACGTATCTACTATGGCGCAGGTTGACCCATCAGTTAATAAGTCTGACCCTAAACTAAATGCAGTATGGAATAGCTTATCTGATAAAGCTAAACAAGTATATACAGACGCACGTGATTTTTATACCGACAACTACAACTTATACCGTGGGCTACTGAACCAACGCATAGCAAACGCAAATATAACTGGACCTGCTAAGCAGATGTTGATGGATGAAGTACGTGCGTTGTATGAGACTGGTGCTAAGTTAGCCCCTTACTTCCCTATTATGCGTTATGGTAAGTACTGGACTACGTTAGGTAGGGGTGAGAACAAGCAGTTTATTATGCGTGAGGCCGGACAACATCGTGACTTCTTGATAGACGAGTACGTCAAAGAGCAAAACATGAAGGGTGATCGCCGTACTAAAGACCAAATGATTGTGGATGGTGACATCAAGCTCGGTCAAGATATGCAGTCTCTACAAAGAGAAGCTATGCAGTCTAGTGAGATTTTGAAGAAGCTATTCACTATGGTTGATGGTATTACTGCAACTGATACTGCTACTAAAGAAGAAATAAAGAAAGACATATTTACCATGCACTTGGTAGCTATGCCTGAAGGTACGTTCCGTAAGCAGTTCATGCCGCGTCAAAATACAGCTGGTTATAGTAGAGACGCTATGCGTAACTTTATCGTGATGGGTAATCGGTTTGCAAATCAGTTATCTGGGATTAAGTACTCACCAAAGATTCGTAATGGCATTAGCGGTGCTAGAGCTTCTATTGAGAAGAACCCTAACAAAGCACGGATGGAGATGTTTGTAAACCGTATAGCTGCACGTGCGGAAGAAGAACTTAACCCTCCAGAGATGGATACTATAGGTGAAAAGATAGCCCGTACAGCGACTAAGAGCGCCTTTATATGGCAGATGACGGCTATTAAATCCGCTGTAGCCCAACAGTTCAGCGTTATTACTCACGCAATGCCTGTCATGTGGAAACACTTTGGCTACGGTAAGACCACGGCTGAGATGATGCGGATGGCAAGAGATGCGTATAAGCAGGTGGGTATTACAAGTAAAGATGCTAAGGGTAATATTATCTATACAGCTCCATCTATTGGCTCCTCAAGAATAGTACAAAGTAACCCAGACTTGGTTAAGGCGTTTAGAGCTTTACGTGAGAGTGGTGTGCAAGATGCTACTAGAACTATGGACTTAGCTAATAGAAAGAAAACAGCTAGCGAAAATTACTCACCAGTAATAAGCACTTTAGAAGCGTTCATGACTGCGCCATTCCACTTTGGCGAACGTATGTCGAGAGAGATTACGTTTATGTCTGCGTTTAGTCTTGCTATGGATAAATTTGCAAGTATTCCAGACCACAACGCTAGGGTTAACAAGTCTATTGACTTAGCCTTAGAGATTACAAAAGAAGGTTTGTTTGACTATAGCGACGCTAATACTCCTGAGTTAATGCGTAGTACACCGGTCAGAGTAGCGGCGCAGTATCGTAAGTTCCAAGTGTTTAACGTAGAGTTTTTATGCCGTAACTTCATGGAAATGTTTAGTAACCTACCTAAGGAACAACGTATAGGTGCATTGAAAGCCTTTACTGGTACGTTAGGTATGACTGCGTTACTTACTGGTATCCGTGGAACGTTTATGTATAGTGTAATTATGGGTACTATACAAGGCATGATTAACTTAATACGTATGGCTGGTGATGACGATGATGAGTTAGAGTTGTGGCAAACTAACTTTAAGAAATATTTTGAGAACGTATGGCTGCCTGAGATGTTTGGCGAACCTACGATTGGCGGGGTTCCACTAAGTGAACTGATGTTGACGGGTACTATAGATAACCTAACGGGCTACGATATATCTTCTAGCTTGTCTATGGACTTCTGGTTTAGCGATGAATCTCCACCATCTGACTGGGGTAACTTTGTTGCTGATACTCTGGTTGATTGGGGCGGTGCTTCAGTAGGGTTGGTAGATACGTGGGCTAAGGGTGTTAAAGATGCCCAGAATGGTGATTGGGTTAAAGCTTTTGAGAAGTGGACACCTGCTATGTTCCGTGGGCTACTAACTGATGTTAGATATACGCAAGAGGGCGCACGTGCTGGTAACTTGCAGATAATTAAAGAAGCTGATGAATTTACTAGGGCACAGTTAGCAATGCAAGCACTTGGTTATAAAACTAAAGGTCTTGCTGAACGTCAAAAAGATATCTTTACCTACAACAACGAAAAGCAAAAGATTGATGCTAAACGTGCGGATATTATTAAACAGATAGAACGTTCTGCTGAGTTAGATAGAGATGATCGTTTCCAAGCCATGATAGACAAAGCTTTACTGTTTAACTCTATGTATCCTAATCCTGAGTTAGCTATTGAGTATGAAGATATAGAACGTGCTTTTGACCGTCGTATGAAGTTACTTCAGAATAATATTAGAGGCGTTACGCAAGAGCAGAAGTTTTCGAACTTACTTGACTTACAAGATCGCACTGAAAAGTTATTGGACGAAGAGACTAAATAAAAAACCCCCGGACGTACCGGGGGCGAAGTTCTCTGTGAAGGAGAATAAACGACTTAAAGGAGCTAACTAAAAGCCGCTGAGAAATAGTATAGCCTAAACTCGCCAGACGCGCACACCTTGCACACCATCCTCGATTACAACTTTGATAACCACAGTCATCTGTAATCTAGCGACAATAAAACTTATCTCTTCCTCAGCAGCTTTGGTATCCAAGCAAGGGATAAAGAACGAAGTCCCCGGCTTGAATGCTTTCCAGTTAATCTGATACGGTATTCCCTGTACTCGCATCTAAGTAATCATCCACGCTAATGAAGTCTGGGGTATCACAGTTAAACTGCATTACATGAACAGGAGGCCCCTTAATCTTAGTGCCTGTAGTCATGCGACGTGTAGTGCTTCCCTGATATACCCCACGAGCTGTAAGCTGCTTTAGGGTGTCCTTGTAGTTAACCTGACGTTCTACGCAGTCATCTCTAAAGTGCTTAGATACAATAAACATCTTCTTGGTATCTGGCTCATACCGTATAACTAACTCACCGTATGGTTCTTGCAGTGGTGCAGGTGCCAGCTTAGTCCTAGCGTCTGTCTCACCATTAACGATTAGGATATTACGCAAGTGGCGGTTCATGTAGTCACCAATAATATTAGAAGCATCATCAACTGGGGCAACAGTATCCTCACGAACGTCACGTACCATCGTAGTAGCCCACTTATAAATTGCTTTCATGTCGTAGTTAATTAAACCTAACGACTTAGCAATCAAGCCACCGGTGATATTACACGCTACGACTGCTGACCAGAAACGCTCACGCTGGGTAAGACGTAATTCTTTATCAATCTTAGCTTGTACTTCAAGAAGGTTACGAATAGCTTCTTCTCTGTTAGCTACTAGCCATTGTGCATAGATGTCACCGGCATGTCCATAGTTCTGTAACAGCTCGTGGTCAAATACACGCTTACCTTCCTCAGTAGATATAGCATCGGTATAACCAATCTCATACTCAATAAAGCGCATACGCTCACCGTCAGGTGTAGCCTTTAAGGAACCTAACTTCTCATAGAAGCTGGCATTAGCACTGGAGAGGGATAAGTTTTGCCAAGAAGTGAGGTTAAGGCGCAGTTCGTTGGCGGACGATTTCTGACGATCCTTACCTCTTCCTTGGGACATAGCGTAGGCTAAATCCGAGAACTCGTCTGACTTCATGTTAGTGACTTCGTCCATCGTGAAAGGCAGGTTATTCATCACACCTAGCTTCTGCATACGTGCATTCATTGTATCTCTAGGCATAGCCATCAACCTAGTAGGATGCCCATAAATGCTGTTACACATTGCTAATGTAGTAGATTTACCTGAGCCTGACTTCTTGAAGATCACGTTAACAATAGCACCACTCAGCCCTGTAAACTTCAACAACGGTGAGCCGAATCCTGTCAGCGCAGCAAACGCGTTTGGTTCTAGTCCGGGTCGATTATACATGTTAAAGCATTCTTTCCAAGCTTCTAGTGTACCGACTTGTGTCATGTAGTGTGCTATAGCCGTAGTCTGCGATGAAGGTGGACTGTAATATATACCTTCTGCTGTTATCTCACGGTCACCAATAATAAATTTACTATCGTTATCTGCCCATCCAAATTGTGTTCTCATAAGCTCCGCCTTTCGTTCAAGCTGTAGTTCTTTTATGCTAGCTAACACAAACTGTGCTAGTAGTTCCATCTGTTTTGGGTATCCTGCTACACCACGTTTAGCCAAGATTTTACGTAAGTCATCCTTAGCTATGATGTGGTCAAGTGGTGCAGTAAACTCAGCAACACCGTCACGTGGCAGGTGTAAGCGCATCAAAGCAACTTCACCCAGCTCTGGGTCTTTCATACGCTTAACTACGTACAAGTCATGCTCATAGACTAGATCATCTTCAGCATCGTCATCCTTAGCTTGCTTGTATATACCACCTGCCTTACCTCTGTAGAATGGGAATGGGTACGTTGGGATTACATACTGCTCGACTTCTTCCTCTTCCTCCGCTTCCACCTCAACTACATAACCTTCTTCCGTTGGTTCATCACGTGCAATCTCTTTGCCTAATACTATAGGTGTCTTGATCTTGCCCTTGTGTATGCAGCCATCACAGCCACCGGGGTTTTCCTTCTCAAACGTCTCACAGAAATGAGGACCACCGTTACGCTGTAGGTCATGGACTTTAGTCTCCACTTCCTCAGGGTTATAGCCCGGATAGTTCTCAGACATCTTGTGTGCTGCGTTAACACCTTCTTCACAGAAAGCCGCTATCGACATAGCCGAGCGCCATAGATTGTAGCTAATGGAATCTTGGTTCTGATAGCAATGGACTAACTGCTGACAACCCTGACCTTGTGCTGACTTAATCATGATTGTCTTAAACTTTGACACACGGTTACCCATAAGGGACATGGTCAAAGCACTACGTTGACGCAATGGGCGAGGGGTGAAAAGCTTTTTAGGCTCATCCACCACACCTAGTAACTCGCGCATTTGGGCAAGACTTGTGGTCTTACCTAAAGAGATAGCCTCGACATTCGAGGGGGGTGAATCTTTAAAGTTTAACGTGTTAGGTATACGCAGGATACGCGCAGCCTCAAAGCACGATGGGTCTGCTAACAGGTCATGTATATCGCAGAGTGCGTGTATTCGATTAGATACAGGCTCCCATTCTTCTCTTGATATAGCTTCATCCAACACCCAGTATGCGTGTATACCACGTCCTGAGTTAACCAATGTTGGTCTTGGTAATCCTATAGTTTTGCAAAATCTTTGTAGCTCAGCTAAACCTGTAGCTTGGTCTATATAGCCGTCTACTTTTCCAGTCGTGGGGTCTGGTACTGCTTTGTCCGCACCACAATCAATGTCCATCCAGAACGCTTTGAAGTACTTAGCATTTTCTTTCTTACGGTTCTCGCCTGTCTCGTACTTGGCACATCCAAAATATACGTTACGTTCTGCTGCTAGAAACTTAGCTACTAATGCGTCTACTTCTTCACGAGTTTGAACTAATTCTTGTAGTACTGACTTTTCCTTAATACCCACAACAGCGTACCACCCTTCAGTAGCAAGTACTGTATCTAATAGGTCAAAGTTAGCCATGTTTTTATAGAGGTAAAAAAGGGGGGCAAGCCCCCCAAGCCGCTACGTGCGGGACAGTTAGTTTAGTCGTCGCTCCAAGCGCTAACCACATCGGCTAGGTTGGCTTTCGGTGCTTCACTTACTTCGGCTTTCTTACTGACACGCTTGGTAGGTGCAGCTACTGGCTCTTCAGGTTCATCGGCTACCTGTGGTGCTGCGATAGCTTTAGGGATTTCAGTCTCGCCTTTGTCGATAGCACCGGCAGTCAACATAACTGCTTTGTGTGCTTCGGTAGACTCAACTGCTTTAGCTACAACTTCCGCTAAGTCTGGATCGCTACCTACAAAGTCAACTGCACGGAACAGAACGCTTTGGTTGTCGTTGTTCTCATTGAAAGAGATTTCAGTAACAACACCATCAATGTCTTCACCGTTAGCAATGATGTAGTCGATGTAAGCATTCAGTGGGAACACATGGTTGTTGCCCTTACCAAAGATAGACTTAGATGCTGCTTCAAACTGATACACCTGACCGCTGTTGTTACCTTCAGTTTCCTCTGGCAAGATCACAGCAATACGACGTTTGAAACGGCAAGCTTTAGTATCGCCTTGACCTGAACCTTTTACGTTCTGTGGGCATGTTTCGCAGTTCTTACCTTGAGGTGCTTTGATGCTAGCGTCAGGCTTTTGACCATCGTTAGTCCAGCAATCTGGTGGAGCTGCTTCTGCATTTGGATCCCATGTCTTAGCATAGAACGTACGCTGTGCAGTCGCAGGTGCTACACCCACAATAACTACACGTAAAGGACTCTTCAACTTACCTACGTCTTCGCCGTTAACAATACGCTTGAACATACCATTACGTGGTGAAATACGTGGGATACGGCTACCCGAGTTCGCCTTCATTAGCGATTGGGTTAAGGCACTAGGTGCTTTCTTACCGCCTACTACAACTGCACGGTTCTTAAAAATAGAGACTTCGCTCATTTACTTCTCCTCACAACGATTTTATATTGGCTGTCAACTAACATGCCGGGTGGGAACACATCGGGGTTTTCTTCGATGAACTGCTTCATGTTGCCTTGATGGATAAACTTTGCGAGTAACCCAATTGCATCATGTTCTTTGATAAACTTATACAGGCTATCCCAGTCATTGGTCATGTATCTTGTGGACACACTACGCATAATAGTACCTGCATTAGTCTTGATTGAATCAGCTCCATTATCCTTGCAAATATCTAGCATCTTCTTAGACAGTACATCCATTTGCTCTTCTAACTTAGCCAACTCTGCTTCGTGCTGCTTTACTAATTCTGATTTAGCATCACGTATTCTTATGTACGCTTTCACTAATTTGTCTGCGGGTATTTCATCTTCTTCCATATTAGCTCCTTTTAGTTTATATGTGGGATCACTAAGCCTAGTATTACTAAATACAGAAAGGAAGGGCTTAGCTCCCACTGCCGGTGTTATTAGCCCCACCTCCGGCTGGGGTCGTGTAATAGGTCTGAGAACTAGGGAAAGGATTCCCATCGCTTTTGCTATGCTATAAACAAATACAACATCCTAGCTCTCAGGCTTATTACTAAATTTTATTCTACACCATTTTCTTACAATGCAATCTACTTTTCCGATAATTCTTGTTTATAGAGTTCAATGATTCGATTGTGATTCTTAATGTTGTTACGCAACATGTGGTACATCCTTGTCTCTACTTCACTACCTTTAATATGCACAATAGTCATAGGATGTTTTTGTCCCGGTCTATTGATACGAGCATTAGCTTGCAAGTATGTTTCTACTGAGGTGACAGGTGCGTACCATATTATAGTATCTGCGGCGGTCAATGTCAAACCATGTGATGCAGCTTGTGGTTGAATGATTAACACCTTAGGGTCTTGCTGTTCTTGGAAACGCTTGATGATGTCGTTGCGTTGGTTAACAGGAACTTGACCGCTAATAATCTCTGCCTTGATACTTGCTTTAGTTAGATGTTCTTTAAGTAGTTGAATCGTATGGGAAAAAGGCACGAACACTAACACCTTCTGACTCGCCTCTTCAATAACTTCTTGAACTGCATTTAACCTATTACTAACATCAAACTCGATAACTTCTTTTGTATCTGAATAAACTGCGCCACCGGATATCTGTAACAACTTATTAAGCTTTACCGCTGCGTTAATAGCTGTAACCTCTTCACCTGCCGCGTCCATAACCATCAAGTCTTTTAAAGTCTTGTAGTACATCTTCTGTTGTGGTGTGAGTGGTGCTTCACGTTCTACAAAAGTAACATCCGGTAAGTCTAGGCATTGTGACTTTTCAAATCTAATAGCTGGTTGCAGTGCGTTATGTACAATCACCTCAGCATTAGGACGTGGAACCCAACGGAACTGACCGACCTTCTCCATTACCTTGTCACGGAACTGACCAAAGAATTTAGGGATACCATCAGGGTTAACTAACTTAGCTAGACCATACGCATCTACTGGTGACTGTGCAGCCGGTGTACCTGTCAACATCCATAACCATGTATCAGGTGTTATTGTGGACTTCAATGCTTTCCAACGATTAGTCTGCATGTTCTTGTATGCAGAAGCTTCATCAGCTACGATCAAATCGAACCTACCATCTTCTATGATGTCGTCCTTAACAATATCAAGACCGTCAAAATTAATAATAACAAACTCAGCTTCGCCTCTAATAATTTCTTTACGTATCTCACGTTTACCATAGGCTATGTCGCAGCTACGGTGTACAGCAAAACGGAATAAGTCTTGTTGCCATGCTGACTTCAAGATAGATAGGGGCGCAATAATAAGTACACGACGGATAAGACCTAGCTTCATTAGATAATCAGCCGCCCATATAACTGCTGCTGTCTTACCTGTACCTTGTTCGTTGAAACAGAAGGCTCTCTTACGTAGTGTTAGGAACGCTGCTGTTTCTTTCTGATGTGCAAAGGGTTTAAACTGACCGGGATATTCGTAGTCACGGTTAATCGTAGACGGTACGTTCTTAATCTTTAGACCGGCTAAGTCTTGTGCTTCCTTCAACCCCCAGTACACAGCTACGTCATGCAACCCATCGACTAAGACTTGTACAACTTTACTACGCTTAATCTTCTCTGTTACTAGGTGAGGACGGCGAGTTCGCACGACCAACAATTTATCATCTACGATTTGCATTTTATTTCTTTGGTTTGTTTACTTTAACCGTATGGTCTGAGTTACGACTAAACGATCTGTTAGCACTAGGTGATTTTAGTTTCAGGTTAGATGGTGCATTAGTACCACCTTTAGATAGTGGCACAGCATGATCTATATCCTTACCTTTACGGTCTATACCTTTCTTGTCCATCTCGTTACGAGCACGTTGCCTATCCATCCTCGTCTCATGTTCACCACGTTCTACTTGCTGCTCATATTCTTTTTTGTAAGGACGCTTCTTATTTACGTACGGCATGATTAACCTCTTCTATTATGCGGACACTCTACGACTGGGCAGTACTTACATAGCGGACCAGAATTGGGGTTCCATACATTGTTATTAATTGCGGCTTCCAGTCTTGTTAGCTCTGGTTGCATCGCTGATAGATAGGCGGTTCTAAATAAAGCATCATGCTCTTTCTGTACCACCTCGTTACTTACTACAAATAACAGTGCCGACTTTATGGTTTTGACCTGAGGGTAATGTGTGAACACTGCTCCTGCAAGCAAGTCTAGCTGTTTAGTATCTGCATACTTCGCGTTCTTACTGGTTTTATAATCGACTAAGAAAGCCTTCTCACCCTTTACTATGAGTAAGTCAGCTATACCTCGCCACCATACATCCTCGTCAAAGAACTCACATGGTATGAACTCTCCATCTTTCTTTGCTACACCTAGCTTAATCTCACAGTACTTCTCGCCTTCGATCTTGTTAAGAGCCTCAAGTGTCGTCTTAATAAAACTGAACTTAGCGGGTATTTCCGTGCCATCACGTATGAATAACTCCGCTGCTGTATGAAGCTCCTTACCGTAGACTGTCGCAGTAGTATCCGAATCTTTGACATCTTTGAGTATCCGTAAGTGATAGTACTTCTTAGGACATTGATCGAAAGTTTTAATACTGCTGTAAGACCAAGCTGGCACTGTCACTTTGAAATTTCCTTTAGCTTAAACGCAGTCGCTATGGCAGTGCTCAGTGTCTCACCTTCAGGAACAGAATAAAACTCATACTCCCAATCAGAATGGCTAAAGCTGCCTTGCTTTACAGTGGAATGTACTGCTATCTCTAGTATCCTACCGTTAAGCCCATGATACAAAGAAACCTTAAGCGACGGGTTAGTATTGTGGGGGCTTGTGTGCTTAACGTTATCCGCAACCTGCATTTCGTTTATCTTAGTCAGCGTAGAAATAAAATTTTTAATAAGCTTTATCATTTGGTTAGACCTTTCATCGTCATTACTGTAGACACAGCCGCACTAAGTGATTCGCCTTCTGGTACAACATAAAACTCATGCTCCCAGTCAGGGTCATTTGAATGCGGTTTAGGGTCGTACGTAGCTACCTCTATAACCTTGCCGTTAATTGCGTTATACATAGTTATGCGAGTGCGGGGATCTACTTCAGGTCTACTGATTAGCGTAATATCACCTCTAGATTCAAACAATCCGCTAATTCTGTCACGTATACTAAGTCTTCTCATTCAACACGCTCCATAACTCATGCCGTTTCCAGCTTCACAGTTCAAGGGTAAGTCTAAACCCCAGTCAGGTCTTACCTTCATGCACATCTCAACAAACTCTTGTGCATTTTCTACTTCCTCTTCTGGTACGATACAAGCTATCGCATCATGTACAGTCATCACGACTTTATACTTCTTAGCTATCAATAACATCTGCTTACCAATAACTATCCTTGCTAATGCTTGACATACGTTCTCTGTTACCTTACCGCCGTATATCCTATTAGGTATAATTGCTCTACCCTTCTTCGTATCATACACCATTTCTGTATTACCGTCTTCCTTAATTACCTTGCGTAGGTTCGGATATTTAAGGTACATACCGTTCGGTAGCTTGATTCCTTTGCTGCCTTCAACTGTCAAAATACCATCACGACCAAGATAACAGAATACATTGTCTTTTATACAATCTAACGCTCTGCCCGCAGCCTTCCAGAACTCAGGTATCTTTGGGTAAGTCTGCCGGTAGACCTGTATGATCCTCTTGCATTCATCTTCGTCAACCTGCACTCCAAACGTCTTAAGTTGTGTCTGGAACTTAGCCGCGCCCATACCGTACCCTGCCCCAAGAATCGTTGTCTTACCAACAAACCTCTCACTCTTAGTAATATCATCTTCCGCTTTATTATAAATGGCAGCTGCCATCTTCTTATATACATCTTCCCCCCTATCAAAAGCATCAACAAGATCATTCTGCTCAGACAACCAAGCAAGTGTCCGTGCTTCAATCTGTGATGAGTCAGAGTCAATCATCCTGTAACCACGTGGCGCATATATAGCGTACTTAATCGAAGAACTTCTGGGAAGGTTTTGTAAATTAACTTTCTCGTCACCACCCCACCGTCCTGTGTGAGCCGCATAGTAGCGTAGGGGAACTGGCATAGATCCTCTGGCGGCAATGTCAATGAAGCGTTGGGTTCTTGTTTCTTCCAACGTAGACTTAACACCTAGTCTCGCAGCTACAAGAGTTTGCACTCGTGGGTCTTGATGTTCTAGTAAAGCTTTGAACTCTTCATCAGATTTTGCAAACGCATAAGCTTCCTTACCTGTAGCAGCACTTATCTTTTTAGGTGGATCAATCTGTAGCTTCCTCAACATCTCAGCAAACTTATCATTAGACATGAGTTGATCTCTACCAACTGATTCAACCGCATTCATTAACTGTTCTTTGTTGTTCTTAACATGTAGTAAATGCTCACTTAATACACCGCTATCTAATCGCAATACTGGTTCACTAAACATACGTATGGTCAAGTCAATAAGCTTAAGCTCATCCTTGTCGTAGCCTTGTGACAGTATCTTGAATAGCTCTAGTGTTAAGTGGCAGTCGTTCTTGCAGTACTCGCCATACTCTGCTAGCTCTTGGGCGGTGAAGTCCACACGTCTTTTTCCGAGTGCATTGACAACCTCCGTTCCTTTCTTACCAAGCTCGTAATATTCGGCAAGCGCAGCAAGGCTTCCACCCACTTCAATAGTGTGTAGTGCACGTGCCATGCTAAGCGTATCGAGCCACCCCCGAGGACTAATCCCAAAACGCCAACTAAGTATAGCGGCATCAAACATAGCGTTGTGAGCCAGTACAAGGTGTTGTTCAAGATTGAGTGACTGGAGATAGCTCTCAATCTGGGTCTGTGTTCCGCTAAACCATTCAGCATCTTTTCCATCCTCCTTTACCCCTACCCCTATAGTCTCAAACCGTTTGTCACGGATGTATTCTTCAGTAGTTATCTTTGATAGACTAAACTCTTTATCGTAGTAAGTCTCAAAGTCAAGTGCGATTATCTTCATAGTAGGGCTAACTTTGCTTTTAACATCTCGCCTAGTGTTGGTTTCTTTACTTCTGTGTTTGTTTGGTTCGGGTATGTAATTGAGTTCAGATATGGGTTGTATGCTGTTATACTGTTTGTTGCTAACATCCCGCTACCACCCCCACCTGTACCACCAACATTAACCCACGTACCGGGTTGTACTTGTGCCAGCTTTTCTTCCGTCTCATATAGCAGCGTAGACATAACTAGATCGGTATAGACTTTACGGTATATCTTACGTATCCCATCTTTAAGTGCTTGTAACTCTTCGGGGCTAAGTGCATGACTCCATTCTCCATGCCCTGTCGGAGTAGGCACTACGTTATGCCACTTACTATCATACCCCTTAAACTCTTCAGGATTAGATTCCATACGCTTAAGAAGTATCTTTACCCCATCGCAAAATTCTTCGCTCATTGTGTAAGCTCCTTTAGTATCTGCTCTATTAGGTCTATGTTGGTTTCGTTAATCACTGCGGCTATACCCTTAGCTTCTTGAATCTCATCAAGCTCTTTTTTCTGTAGTGCTGTTGTTGTGTTACTCCCTGCCTTGCACTCTATAGCTATGAACTTACCGTTAACACAAGAGATGATGTCAGGTATACCCGCACGTCCGTAGCCATTTGCTGCGGGGAAAAAATAGTATGCGTCGTACCTTCTTAGTAGCTTAACTACTTGCGCTTTTACTTTTGCTTCGGGTGTCATAGCCATGATTACCTCTTCTCTATAGCTCGATTTAAATACCATTGTGCTTTCTTTAAATCCTCTAAACTATCTGCACTCTTCTTACCTGCACGGCTAACATACTTAACTACGTTACCCAAGTGATAGTCTAATCCTTTAGCTTCTATGAAATCAATAGTTTCTATACCACCTGCTGTGTAGTGGTCAGGGTTATTAACTACATCATGTTTCTTTTCCATCCTTAGCTCCTTGCTTTTGAATAAAGGCTTGCAATACCTCTCTCACTTTCTTACTACCGTTAGAGTAGTTGTCTCTGAAATGATCGATGATATGTTCTGGTACTCGGATAGTCATAGACTTCATGCGTATCTTTTTAGACTGCCTTGTTACTACGGTTGACATACTTCTACTCCTGATTAAAAAATTTATATAGTATACACAATGCTGCACAAGCAGCCATAGATATACCAAAGAAGATACCTATGAATATAAACATAGCTTGTAACCAAGTCATTTACCACATACTCGCTTTCTAGCTGCGGTTAAGTCAGAATCAAACCACCATGCTACGCACATGTCATCTTTTTGCTTTTGACTTAGTACTTCTTCTTTCTTTGCGAATACATTTGGTGCGCCTACAAAATCATAGGTAAGCTTGCATATAATTGCAGCTAAACAAAAACCCATAAGCCCTAACCAAATTGTAGCTAAGTCGTTCATAATCTTTTCTTTCATGTGTTCTTCTCCCTTGCTCTAATATTTTCAGCGCAGCCAAGCGCAATACCCTCATACGCCATACCAATTAAACTCTCTGCTTCTGCTTCACACACCTTCGCACACGCTTCACGCTCTATCGCTACAGCATCAGCAACTAACTTCACAACCCATGCAGGTACTTGTCTGTGCCCTGCGAGTTCTTCTATTTCTTTGCTTGTCATCACTCCTCCCGCTTCTTAAACTTACCCTCGTGTACCATATCCTCGAACACAGTCCATAACTTCTGGAACTTATACTCGTACAGGATTACTAAGCATCTCATGTCAGCAACGCTAGCTCCTTGCTCATCAAGCATCTTCATCTCATCGAGGATACCCCAGCAATTAAGTATGTTATGTTCTAAGTCAAATCTATCAGCCATGTCGTTTCTCCTTTTCAGCTTGTAATGCTTTGTTCTTAGCCAGAGTCTCAGCTCGTTTTAACCTAACGAGTTTGCGTTTCTCTATACTCTCTTGTGACTCCCACTTCTTCTGACCATGTGACGCTATCCATGCGTGATACATTAAGTTAGTAACAGGATGATCCCATGCTACTTCCTTAGCTATAGTGTTTTGATACCACACTACGAATTCATCTCGTGCTACTTTAGATTCTTCAAGGGCTAAAGACTTTTGTCTCTCTATCTCCTTAGCGAATAGCTTTTCTTCCTTGTCATCTATAGCTTCTACATCTTCTAATTCATCTATGTTTTCTGTTTGCTCGTTCATTTGTATCCCATCCCTCTACGTAAGATTTTGATACTACGTGCTTCATGTATAGCGTAACGCTTATGCCCATCAACCATGTCTACTTCGTGGCTAGCATAGTCCTCACCTAATATAAGAGATGCAGGTTGGTCAAAGAACTTACGCTCTTTCATAACAGCCTTAGACTCATTTAAGAATAACTCTGGACTCATGCGGTGTATCATCTTTGTTACCTTATCAATCTCATCTACCCCATGCTTAGCTACGGATTGTAGATAGACCTGCTGTTGTTCAATTAACATATTAGCTCCTTTGGTTAATAAATATCATCGTAATCATCTTCGATGTAATAGTCTGCTACTTTGCTTCTTCTATCTTCGTTCTTATGTCTAATCTCAGTCTTAATTTTCTTGATTAAGTCTTTATCCTTCTTGGGCATTGCGGGTTGCTTCTTATCACTGTGCATCTTAGGTAGTACAGGTGCTTTCTGTGTACGCTGTTTGGGGGTATACAAATCCTCAAATGATTGGAAGTTATGGCTACACTCCACGCACTTGCGTCTGCGCCACACCCCAGTGCCACGCTTCTCAGTCTGAGTTACTTTCGTATGCTCATCGCCACACTTAGGACACTTCATCTTTCTTATCCTTAGGTAAAAATACTAGGAAACCATCTTTAGTACGTACACCTACATCCTCTAACACATCATTTTCCTCCATCAATTTAAGCAGACCTAGCTGCGCTCTTAGATCAATCGGGATAGTGTTTACATCGTAGGTAGTTATCTTGTCGTTACAGGATACCACATATTTATCATTCTGTATGACAACTGCAAGAGCATGATTATTTCTTTGTACGTTGAACAGTCGCAGGTACTCATCGAACTCTTCTTTGTACTTGCAGGCTACATTTAGTAGCGTATCAGCTAGACTATCTAAATACTTGTCCCAGTTAGCCTTGATAAACTCTTCCTTAGATGCTCCCAATTGGTACTCAGTGTTCCTTGCTAACCTTTCCTTGTGTGCCACCAAGTGATTGAACTGACCTACACCTCTTGTCATTACTTGTTCAAGCAGGGCTGTAACGGGCGGAGGGTTAAAGTATTTATGTACAGCTTTCATAGCTACAGGTAACTTAGTAGTCTCAAGCTGATGACCTCGCTCCCTATCATGCGCTAATCTTTGGTTGTACACTATATACGACGGCACTCTATTACCATTATTGTTATATTTATATTCACCTTTGACCTCACCTACTTGCTCACGTGGGTTAGCATCGTTAAATACTGCAAACCTAATCGACTTGGGTATCTCGTTGTTATCACCTGTGTATCTAACTCCAGTAGAGACAAACTCCCACTGCGGATACTTCACGGCTAGGGCATCTATAAATGGTACTATGTCCTCGTGTACATCTATGTCATTCTCATCGCCATACGATATGTTCTTTGTGTTTGATATTACGTTTGGGTATTTATATGCCATGTTAAGCTCCACTCATCAATGCTACTTGTCTGTAGCGGTCACGTTTAACCATACCTTCTGGTACTTCTTGTTTAATTAGTGCTTCTGGATTCGATGCTAGTATGAAGTTATCCATAGTAATCTTAGCTTGTTTTACTGTTAGGCTAGTTGCTTTAACCCACGTGTATTGTGAGAAAGCCATCCAACAAGAAGCCCTATACCAGTTCTCCATATCCCCACTCTTAACCATATCAAAGAACATTACCAATCTTTTACGTAGGTCATCTGTTTCATTGCGCCATGTGGGTACAGCAGCAAGACCAAAGCCATAGTCATCCATACCCAGATGTTCTAACAATGCTTCCTTCTCTTCCTCATTAAACCTACCATTGTCTCTGATCTTGATGCTACCGTTAAGATACTGCATGAAGTCTTTGACGTTGTTGCGTAGCTCTTTCATAACCTTGCGGTCAATGGTGTGCACATATGCTTTGTCAACCTTGAGTACCTGCAAGATGCCTTGCTCGTCACGCTTCATTACCACACCATCACCTAAACGATAACTCTTACCGTGCATACTAATTACAATGTCGTGGTCTCTAACTGCTGCGCCTATACCTAACACGTCAACAATAAAGTTAGCTGTTGTTTGTGTTGTGTATGTTGCGTCAGTAATCTTGATTGTGTCATCAGGGTAGAACGTAACAACATCGGTGTCATATAGTCTGCACTTGATCTCACCCTCAGTACCCTTGAGTATTTGAAAGTGTGTACGGCTACGATGTCCTAAAGGCTTTAGCCCTGCGTTCCTACCTGTACCCCTGATAGGTTGTGTTGATTCGTACCAGTCGCTTGCTTCCTTGTAACCATACAAGCGATGTATCCCACTGTTTCTATAGTTAGCTCCGTATCCCATGTTATGCTCCCTCTAAGTTTATATCTATATTGATTGATCGTTCTAAACTAAGTAAGTAATCGTAGTCACCTGCTGAGTCATGCTCTATATCACCATCATCTTCACCTACACGCATAAACTCATAAGCACCATCGAACGCTCCCTTAGCTTTACAGAACTCTTCGACAAACTTATATACTGCGCTGTTATATGCTTTAACTTCTTCGTAGTCGTCATACCACTTAGTGTTATATTCCCTAAGTATGATCCCTCTATCAAACCACTTGATACTCTTCTCAAAAGTTTTTAAGGGGAAGTTAGCTGTTAGCCATAACTTAAGTAGTGGTACGTGTTCAGGTTTGTTTGTGTATAGCAGTGCTACTACATCGCTTCGGTATCCCATGTTAGCTCTCCTTTTCTTCCACATTACCAATCGAATTTATCTAAGATTGCATCGACACGTTTCTTCACATCGCTACGTGCTGTCTCATGCTCCTTGATGTCCTCGATGTCTACACCTACTAAGGCACGTTCAAGGTCACGTCTTGCTTCCTCTAACTTAGGGTCATTGGTTACATTCAAGTGAGTGAGTAATCTGCATAGTTCTTGCGGGTTCTCAATCAAGCTATCGTGGTATCGTTTCTTCTTGTCAGGGTCAGCACCTTCGTCATTCAACTTAGTGGATAGTGCGGTCAATTCTTTATGTAACTTATCCCACGGGGCACGTACTGCTTCGGCTAACCTGTCATTGAAGTCTGCTTCGTAGCTTGCGGCTAACTCACGTAAGTCCTCGTTACCTACATCTAATCTCCAGTCACCTGCTTCGGGTAACGGTGAGAACACTATCTTGAAACCGAACTTCTGTTTGATCTCGTCAAGTGTTGGGTAGTCATCTGCTTTAAACAATGCGCCTAAGTGTTGCTGTGCATTGGATACTATCGTTGGGTATTGATTGAAGAAGTTATTACACATCGTCTCGTATGTAATCTTCATGTTGTTGATCTGTTGCTTGTACTCTAAGACTAAGCTGGTAGGTAGAAGCCTTGCGCCTTTGGATGCCCACGGCATAGTCATGTCATTGTGGTACAGGCGAATCTTAGCTGCGTACTTGCCTATGTCTGAGCATAGTGTTGATCCTGCTGTTAAGTTCTTGTACACCTTACTTGCATCGTGTACTGCGTTATGATTTGCATTCACTGTATCTGCTACGTTACGGTCTAACTTGCTTGCACCCCAGTTAGATACGTTTAACTCTACTAGTACTGCGCTTGATGATATACCCATGATTAGCTCCTTGTTGTGTTTAATTAGTCTTGTGGCTTACCTGCCATCTTGTACATCGTATACAAGTCATCACTCAATAACCGCATTGCTATCCCGCTACGAACATCCATCGGGTACACGTGGTATGTATAACCTGCCTGTGTTTCACCTTCTTCTCTGTGATACTTCTCTTCGTATAGCTCAGCCCTACCTAGTACATCCATCAAAGCTACACCATCTTTAGTATCCATAACGAATGACTTATACCCCATCTCTACCACTACCTTAGCCATCTTAGTCTCCCTTGATGTGAATAGTTTTGCCATTAGGTGCAGTGGCAGTGTTGCCACCCACGACAACCCAGAGTACTGGTGATTCCCAATCGCTACCCCAATCCGAACCAACATACCCGTCTGTGAGCATGATCGTGCATTCAGGCTTGATTCCTTTATCCTTAAGGTATTCGCTAACGCAACTAGGTGAAGTGCCACCGCCACCCTTTGGCTTAGTAGAATCAACGATCGAACCCACTGTTGCTGCATCATATGTTTCATGTCCCGCCACCTCACAGTCCCAGTACAACAAGTCAACCTTCTCAGGTGATACTTCCTCAGCTACACCCTTAACTTCAGAAAGGAAGTCGTTTAATTCCTTGCCCCCGATAGACCCACTTGTATCTATCCCGATTACTATGTGTCCTACTCGTTCGCTGATTAACGTGGGCATATAGATGTCTTGCCCAATGTACCTGCGGTTTACTCGTCGCCATGATGATGCGTCCTTCCCTGCACAAATTGATTTAACATACTCACGTAGCTGCTCACGCCAATTAACTTTTGGTTCAAGCAACTCACCCATCTCACGACTCATTCCACCTGCGCCACCACCGTTAAGCTTATGGTGTGTCATTGCACCTTGACGTATGGCTTGCTCGACTTCCTTGTATAACTCTTTCTTCTCCTCATCGGTCATGTTCTCAGCACCGTCCCAGTCATGCTCGTCAAAGTTATTACCGAACCCTTCACCATCCTTGTCCATCTCTTCTTTCAACAAGTCGTAGACCTGCTTGGTGTTCATGCCACGATACTTCTCATCAAGTAACCCGATAGGCTTACCGTTCTTAACAGGTCTGGCTAAGTACTTACCTTCCTTGTCCATGTCGAACAGCTCGAGATTAATAACAAAGTCACAAGCGCAATTGGCTAGGTATTTGTCCTCGTCATACAGCTTCTTCCACGTAGTTAAGTGCCGGTAAATTTTGTGCATACATTCGTGGAGGACAACGAATGCCAGTTCCTTCTCGGTCAAGTCCTTGACGAACTCCCGCCCATAGAACTCATCACGACCGTTGGTTGCTGCTGTGGGTATATCGTCCTCGATGCTAGTCTTGCCGATCATCATTGCACCCTGCCATAATGCAAACTTAGGCTCACGCATTAGACTGATCTTGACTTTCTTAACCTTACGTTCTTCCTTGTCTATGTCACTCATACTAGCTCTCCCTTAGTTAGTAACCAGATTTCCCTTTTCTTTGCTTGTGCTTCGTCATACGGCATTGCTTCTGTGATAGATGTAGCTTTGCTGCTACCATACTCATCCCTGAATACTCGGTACATATATTCTTTTTGTGCCGCTTCGTACGGCAGGTTGGGTTTATCCGCATTGTCCTCACGCACCCACGCTACAAAGTAATTGCTGTGCTTAAACTCTTTTCTCATAACAAGTCCTCGTTCTTAGCTACCCACTCGCTGAACTTCTTGCAGCTAAACGCTACGGGCTGCTTGGTCTTGGACTTGGCGATGTTGATTGCAAACGCTGCTTGCCACTCTTCGGTGAAGCGTTCAAGGTATTGCATGAATGGCTCGATCGTTGTCTTGTCTACCTTCTGGATTGCACCGAACACTACGATAGCTGCTGCACCTGCTGACTTAGGTACTAACGCACCTCGTGGATCTTTGATCGTTGACTCCCATGTAGGTAACTGATCTGAGTACTCAAGGTATGCTTGGAAGTCACGTGCTGCTGATTCACCGATTGCGCCACTCAGCGCAGCTATCACGCTCTCGTTATCTAAGTGCTGTCTTACATTGACGATGTTACTTGCACGTTCGAGTGAACGAGGGGATACGTATGCTTGTGTAGGTTTAAGGGGGTTGTAGATGTATGGATTTTCTTTCTGGCTTGCATCGGTATAGCTTGCGAATATCTGCGGCATCATACGACCGAACGCTAGAATCTCTGGTGCGATACCGTTGTTCATAGCCCAGTCTGCCCACTCGTCAAAGCTAGGCTTCTCGATGTTCAATGGAATGATACGGTTAAGACTGTGTGCCTTGAGGTTGTCACCGACACCATCTGTTGCTAGGTTACCTGTAAGGAATATGATTGATTCGTTATGCACTGGCACGTCACCTAGTCTAGGATTGTGTGCTTCGAGTAGTGGGTGCAGCATGTTCTTGATTGGCTCTGCGCCTTTGGTGAACTCGTCAAGATTGACAATGACTGGCTCACCTGTGTGAAACATGAAGCGTGCATTGGGGTAGTAGCGTGTGGTCTTGGTGTCCTTATCCACTACGGGCATGGCGATATCGCCTAAGTCCATGTTCGGTACATCCATGTATGCCACGTGATGCTTAGGTAGTAACTCTTTGAGTGTAGCGGTTAGGGATGACTTGCCAATTCCCGGCTCACCACGTAGTAAGTAACGATTCTTTGGGGATGCTACGATAATCTTTGCAGCTTGCTTGAGTGTGACGGTCTTACCGAAATTAATTTCAGCCATGTTAGCTCCTTGTTGTGTTGTTGTGGTTTACATACTTCTTACATCGTCTTACATTATAACACCCTACCTAATTTATTGCAAACATATTCTTTCATTCGCATCATTGCTTCGTCCTGCTTACCTAGATACAACGCTTCGTATATACGTTGTATGTCTTTCTCTTCTTGTTCATCCTTAGGCAGTACAACATAGCCCCGCCCTTCCATCTCGGTAATAAGTTGCTCGTCATCGAATGACTCTCTCATGTTTATATAAATTGTTGTCATATCAATCCTCCATTAAATGTTGAGTAGCTTCTTGTAACAATCTGTCGGACGCATACTTAATCCCTGCTATAAAACCATCGACAAAGGTTTCATGTACATCTTCAAAGTGGTATAGCGTGTCCTCGTTCTTTTGCAATACACACTCATCGTCATACATAAACTCAGGCTCGTATTCTTCCCATGCTTTCTTTATTGCCTTACCTCTTGGGGTGATTGGCTCTATCATGTTGTCCTCTTTGGGTTTAGTTGTTTGAGTGTTTCCATATCGCTAATGAACATGTAGTTTGATTTGTTAATAGGTGCAATGCAATGCTTGACTTGCTTGGCTCTGTCCTCACCACACTTTAGGCATGTCTTGTAACCTAGTGCCCACCTTGCAGTTGACAGTTCTTCTTCGCCACATAATAAACACGGTCTCATCTCACACCTCCTCGCTTGGGTATAGCTTAGTAGTAGCATCAGACCACCACCATTGTTTAAGTATTGCATCTTCAATAACATCAGGTTGATTGTTGAGGCTTGTGATGTCACGCTTGATACGTTCTAATAGCTCAAACATACCCTCGAATGTGTCGGCATATATTTCTGTTTCGCACCATGCCCTGCCACTAGGTGGTAGATTGTCGTCGTATACTTCAATGACTTGAATACCATCAGGTTGCCCGTCCCACAATACCGCCTTGATACCGTATCTCCATTGCATATCATTCTCCCTCGTTACCTACCATAAACACAGGTAGGTTCTGTTTATTATTCCAACCGCATTGACCATGCCCCGCCTTACCTGCGTTGTTACAATTGCAACGCTCAAGGTCATCATCTTGTGGCTCACGTCCTACGTATTGCTTGAATAGTTCTTGCGTTATCATGTTGTCCTCCATTAGTTTAATGATGTTGCTTTGATAATAGGTGTAGGGTTTTGCCACTCGGTTGATTCTGCCATTGCACACATCAGCAGCCACTCTTGCTCTAACCTGTTTAGTGTTGCTTCTTCTTCATCTGTTAACTCATCGATGAATGCTTTGTTTAATAGTTCGCCCATGATTAGCTATCCTCGTAAGACATTAGAACACCGTAGACCTGATACGCAATGCCTAACACTACTAACATACACGCAGGGAATACTGGCACGTTGAAAAGTATGATTGAAACTAAGAACACAAGCTGCAACCCCGTGCCTATAAGCATGAGGATATCTGAGGCTTTCATAGTAGCTCCTTGTAATGTAAGAAATGTATTGTAAGATTGTAAGAAAATTGAGGGGTATTGTAAGAACTTTTTCTTACAAAGCTAAACCTAGTGTTTATGCGGGTTTTGGTGTTTACAACCTACTATATCTATTATATTGTAATAGTGTAAGAGATTTTGAGAAATTAAGCCCTCGTGAGGCTTGTGCATATCTGGACTTGCGAGGTGCTTCAGTCGAACCCGATTTCCCAAAGTCACTGCAAAAAAGTTCTTACAACCTTACATTGTTAGGCATATAAGCGTAACCCATTGATTCTAAAGAGAGTTTTGTATTGTAAGATTCTTACAAAGCACCTAAAAAGTTCTTACAAAGCACCTTGTTTTCTTACAATGCAATATATTGCATGTTAGACTCATCAGTAACGGCTTGACCGTTAGACGGGCTTGCGCCCGTTTCGTCTTTTAGTTGGTTGCTACTACTAAGCTACGGAGTGGCTCGAGTAACTCGAGGTGAGCAACAGTAGTCGATTCTTGCGCTGCCATTTTCTCGGCTTGCTTGACTAGTGCTGCTATCTTAGCGGAGAGGTCATACATTGACACCGGCTCGGCTTCCTTGAGTGCTTCGTACCATAGGCAATCTGACAACGAGATAAACAATGACATTACATCTGTTTCTACATCGTCACGCTTGCGATAGATAAAATTCTTGCTTGACTTGTCATACTCCAACTTGCCATGTGTTTCTAAATAGGCAACAAAGGACTTCAAGCGTAAAGCCTTGTTTACACTTAACTGAGTGTATACATCCTGAGCAATAGTTACATCGCCATGAATGTTAGCGTATCCAATAGCCATAGCTGCTAGCTTCTGGATATCACGATTGAGTGACTTACCTCTACCTGCAACGGACTTAGCCAACTCGGTTACTTCGGTTTTTGTGAGTAAATTTGCGGTCATGATAGTTTCCTTAACGTTATTTGATTGATAAGAGGATAGGAACTAGACAAAGTGCCTTGACCTATCCCGTTATCCGGCTCTGTTGTATGCAAAGCCGAAAATAACGTCAATGTCGTGTTTTTAATAGCACGGCTCTAAACCGTTAACTATTGGCATAATAAGTCAAGTCCTGCTATGTTATCCACAAGACAACACACTCGACCTATACACCACACAAAATACATATTGATAAGCAATCGGTATTATTTCCGCTTCAGTACTTATCACGCTAACTAGTCACTACTCAAGAACCCAGAACCTCAAGCCCTCGAATGTTTCACTAATTGCAGTTTGTATCCATCGCCCTAGTTCTCCCTCATTACAAAGGCGGCGACCTGATGACCTCGTTTCGCCGGTCAACTTCGCTACACTATCCTATGCACTAGCGGGATAATTCGCCATGAATCTAATGTAACATAATCAGGCTTAAATGTATTACAAATACGCAAGCAATAATAAGAATAAAATTTCCCTGCGGGGCTTGACTACGAAGACAACATCAAAAGCAAAGGCAACATCGTTGGTCACAACTGAGGGTATGGCATAACGAAATAAATATAGCGGGGCATCGACACCCCCACCCCCCAACATAGGCAGGTAGGAGTCCCACATACTACATACATACTAATTTGCACAACCAATATCACTCCCCATGAATTCCCTAACATTGTCTTACATACCCCCCACCCCCCTTCGTTTTTCTAGACTACATTTATTTTTACTTCGCCACAGAACACCCCCCGGGTAGGAGTCCCAAAACGTTTTTGACACGCATTACTATTTATGCTATATAATCGGGCATGGTTAATATCGAACCCACAGAGGGCAAGCCGGTCCCTTACACTACAGAGCCAGAGGAAGCCAAAACTTTCCACGACCAAGTCGTCGTTGCTGCCAACACAGTAGATCTGTTGCAAGAACTCGGTGCCTCTATTGAGATCGATACTGCCGACCTAGACAAGACGGTGGATTTGTTTAAGTCTAGAAAAGCTGTTAAGGAGTTCAAGCGCCCCGAGACTGCTTTCGCTGCATCATTGTTTTTGAAGACCTACGCTAATAAGTTAGCTGCGGATGCCAACGAAGTCCGCTCAGCTATCACGGCTAAACTTTTGGAAATCGCCAACTGCGGTGACACGAAGTTTGAATTAAAGGCGTTGGAATTATTAGGTAAGCATAGTGACATTGGCTTATTTACTGAACGTAGTGAGATTACTGTTAACCACAAAACTTCCGAAGGATTGGAAGAGGCTATTAAAGAACGCATCAAACGCTTACTTAATGCCAACATTGTTGACGTAACCCCACTGACTGATAGTTTGGACGAGGAGTTAGGCATCGCCGATCCAGATCCAAGGCTTGATCCAAACCCAAGCATAGATGACCCAGACCCAGAAACCGAGCCTACTTAGTAGCGTCTCGTTGAAAGACATACCCCAGATTCTCCCTCTGTTAACAGAGCAGGAGCAGCGTCAGCTTTTGGTCGAGCTGGAGACCCTACAAGAATTAAAGCGTAAAGAATTAGCACAAGATAAGTTCTTGTCTTTTGTAAACGAAGTGTGGCCCACATTTATTGGAGGTAGGCATCATGCGAGAATGGCTGAAGCGTTTGAAAGAGTGGCTAGAGGTGAATGTAAGCGTCTTATCATCAATATGCCACCCCGACACACCAAAAGTGAATTTGCCTCCTATCTCCTCCCAGCATGGTTCCTCGGAAAATACCCGGGCAAAAAAGTTATCCAAACGTCGCACACAGCAGAACTTGCAGTCGGATTCGGTAGAAAAGTCCGTAACCTCGTCGACTCGGAAGCGTACAAAAAAATCTTCCCAGAGCTAGCACTACAAGCCGACTCAAAAGCAGCGGGACGATGGAACACGAGTAAGGGCGGTGACTATTTTGCTATTGGTGTAGGCGGAGCTGTAACGGGTAAGGGTGCAGACATACTAATAATCGATGACCCGCACAGTGAACAAGAGGCAGCACTAGCACAAGTAAACCCTGAGATATACGACAAGGTCTATGAGTGGTACACATCCGGGCCTCGCCAGCGTCTGCAACCGGGTGGGTCTATAGTTATTGTGATGACTAGGTGGTCGTTGCGTGACTTAACTGGGCAAGTTATTAAATCTAGTGCCTCGCGTGGTGGTGATGAGTGGGAGGTTATTGAGTTTCCGGCGATCCTTCCTAGTGGTAACCCGCTGTGGCCTGAGTTTTGGTCGTTAGATGAGTTAGAAAAGTTACATACTGAGTTGCCGAACGGCAAATGGATGGCTCAGTACCAGCAACAACCCACATCAGACTCATCCGCGATTGTAAAAAGGGAGTGGTGGAAGAAGTGGCCTAGTGATAGACCGCCTGAATGTGACTATATATTGCAGACTTGGGATACTGCGTTCGAGAAAAACACTCGCGCCGACTATTCTGCGTGTACAACATGGGGTATTTTCTATAACGATGAGGATAATGGGCTACCAAACATCATTCTGTTGAACGCATTCAAGGCTAGGATGGAGTGGATAGAACTAAAACGCACTGCATTTGAGCACTATAAAGATTGGGAACCTGATAGTATACTGATTGAAAAGAAAGCAACAGGCGCTCCTCTGATATATGAGTTTAGAGCGATGGGCATCCCTGCTTTGGAGTTTAGTCCGGGCAAAGGGCAAGATAAAATTAGTAGATTAAATGCAGTTTCTGACTTAATAGCGTCAGGTAAAGTGTGGGTTCCAGATACAAGATGGGCTGAAGAGCTGGTAGATGAGATCGCATCGTTCCCCTCAGGTGAGCATGACGACTTAGTTGATGCTACTACACTAGCTTTGGCAAGATTTAGACAAGGTGGGTTCATACGGTTACCTAGTGACGAGCCGGACGAGCCGAAATTCTTCAAGTCACAGAGAAGTAAAGCATATTATTAAGGACTTATCATGAGTATTGACAAAGGCTTGTACGCTGCACCTCAAGGTATCGACCAGCAAATGATGGAAGAACCCGATGTTGAGATAACTATTGAGGATCCAGAGTCTGTTGAGATTGGTATAGATGGTCTACAGATAGATATGAAGAAAGCAGAAGCCAGCGATGAGGACTTTGATGCTAACTTAGCTGAGTTTATGGGAGAAGATGAGCTATCCCTGATCGCTTCAGAGCTAACAGATGCTTTTGAAGACGATATTAGCAGCAGAAAAGATTGGATTCAGACTTACGTAGATGGTTTAGACCTTCTGGGTATGAAGTTAGAAGAAAGAACTGAACCATGGGCGGGCGCTTGTGGTGTTACACATCCTTTGTTATCCGAAGCGCTTGTTAAGTTCCAGTCAGAAACGATCATGGAGACTTTCCCAGCCGCGGGTCCTGTTAAGACAAAGATCATTGGCAAAGACACACAAGAAAAGAAGGAAGCAGCGGAGCGTGTTCAGGAGGATATGAACTATCGCTTAACTGAAGAGATGCCTGAGTTCAGACCTGAGCATGAGCGTATGTTATGGGGCTTGGGACTAGCTGGTAATGCGTTCAAAAAGGTGTACTTCGATCCTTCATTTGATCGGCAAATGTCTATTTTCGTACCTGCAGAGGATATAGTGGTGCCCTATGGTGCATCGTCTCTGAAGACTGCAGAACGTGTAACGCATGTAATGAGGAAGACCGAGAATGAACTAAGAAAGCTGCAAGTTGATGGCTTTTATCGTGACATAGAGCTTGGTGAACCAACAAATACATTAGATGAAGTAGAAAAGAAGATAGCTGAGAAGTTAGGCTTCCGTGCATCAGTTGATTCTCGCTACAGACTCTTAGAAATGCATGTTGATTATGATTTGCCCGGCTATGAAGACAAGGATAAGAAGGGTGAAGAGACAGGTATAGCATTGCCTTACGTCATCACCATCGATAAAGCATCACAAAAGGTCTTAGCTATCCGTCGTAATTGGGAGCCAGATGACAAACGCAAACAAAAACGCAACCATTTCGTTCACTACGGGTATATCCCGGGCTTTGGTTTCTACTGCTTCGGTCTCATTCACCTTATCGGAGCTTTTGCAAAGTCAGGCACATCAATTCTTCGTCAACTCGTTGATGCAGGGACCTTGTCGAACCTTCCGGGTGGACTTAAATCTCGTGGGTTGCGGATCAAAGGCGATGACACCCCAATCTCCCCCGGTGAGTTCAGAGACGTAGACGTACCAAGTGGTTCAATCAGAGACAACATTCTTCCTCTGCCATATAAAGAGCCAAGCCAAGTATTAGCTAGCTTAATGAATCAGATTATTGATGAAGGCCGTCGTTTCGCAAGTGCCGCTGATCTACAAGTTAGTGATATGTCGGCAAACAGCCCAGTTGGTACAACGCTGGCTATATTGGAAAGAACTCTGAAGGTAATGAGTGCGGTTCAAGCTCGTATTCACTACGCACTGCATGAAGAACTTCGCTTACTCAAAGCAATCATTCGTGATTACACACCAGAAGAGTATAGCTATGAGCCAGCACAAGGTACACGTCGTGCTAAGCAGTCAGACTATGACCAAGTAGATGTAATTCCTGTTTCTGATCCTAATGCAGCAACCATGTCACAGAAGGTTGTTCAGTATCAAGCAGCGTTACAACTAGCACAAGGCGCTCCACAGTTATATGACCTTCCTCTCCTGCATCGTCAGATGTTAGATGTGTTAGGCATCAAAAACTATGCGAAGTTAGTACCAATGGAAGATGATATACGTCCACGTGACCCAGTAACAGAGAACCAAAACATTCTCAAGGGTAAACCTGTCAAAGCGTTCTTCTATCAAGACCATCAAGCACACATCATGGTTCACCAAGCCACGATGCAAGATCCAAAGATTCAATCTCTGTTAGCAAACAACCCACAAGCTCCGGCATTAGCAGCGGCAATGATGGCTCATATCAACGAGCACTTAGGTTACGAGTACCGCAAACAGATTGAGCAGGTAATGGGTATGCAGATACCTAACACCGACGACGAAGACAACGATCAAGTTATACCAAAAGAGATGGAGATCGAAATTTCACGTCGTGCAGCACAAGCATCACAACAATTGTTACAGAAGAACCAGCAAGAAGCCCAGCAACAGCAAGCACAACAACAGGCACAAGACCCTGTTATTCAGATGCAACAGCAAGAGTTGGCAATCAAAGCAGCAGAGCAAAAACGCAAAGCAGACAAAGATGCAGCCGATATCGCTCTGAAGCAACAGCAGTTAGCTATAGAACAAATGCGCATAGAGTCACAAGCAGAAATCGCAGGTGCTCAAATGACGTTAAAACATATGGCTGATAAAGAACGTATGGACAAGATGCAAGAAACAGAAGGGTTCCGCCAAGGTATAGCCGCACAGATGAAGAACCGCGACTACCAACAACGTAACCAACAACCTAACCAACCTAACAAACCCCCCAAAAAAGGTGAGTAATGGACAACAACATAATCGACGTAGTTCTGCGGCAAATCCGCGATAAACAGGCTCAACTAGCCGAAGCCCTAGCAAGTCGGGCAGCTAAAAACTACGAAGAGTATCAATTCATTTGCGGAGAGATTCGAGGCCTCACTGCAGTGGAGATGTATCTACTAGACCTCGCAAAAAACTTGGAGCAATTTGATGAATGAAATTCTAATCGGCTCAAACCCCGATAGTTTAGATTCAACCGTTCTGCCACAAACAGCAGAAGAAAAAGCAAAACAACTGCCAGAACCATCTGGATACCATATCTTGGTGGCGATACCTGAAGTCGAAGATAAATATGACAGCGGGTTAATCAAGGCAGATACAACGAAACATTATGAAGAAGTATTAAGTACAGTCTTCTTTGTCGTAAAACTAGGACCGGATGCCTATAAAGGTGAACGGTTTGCTTCGGGGCCTTGGTGTAAAGAGGGTGATTTTGTCCTCGCACGACCTAACAGTGGCACTAGATTGAAGATTCATGGACGTGAGTTCCGTCTGATTAATGATGATTCAGTTGAAGCTATTGTGGATGATCCACGTGGTATTTCTAGAGCATAGGAGACAAAATGTCATTTGAAAAACAGGAATATAAGTTCCCTGATGAGGTGGATGAGACTAAAAATGCTGCAGTGCAGCAAGACGAGTCGGAAGAATTCCAAATCACAGTGGAGGATGATACCCCACCTGAGGATCGCGGGCATAAACCCATGCCCAAAGAAATCGTCCAACAGATAGAAGAGGACGAGTTAGAGGAATATTCTGCGAAAGCTAAAGAACGCATTCTCCAGATGAAGAAGGTCTATCACGATGAACGTCGTGAAAAAGAGAGAGCGCAGCGGGAGCAAGAAGAGGCTATTCGTCTAGCCCAGCAGGTGATTGAAGAGAACAAACAGCTTAAGTCTACGATGGCAACCGGCGAGAAAGAATATATCTCGACCATGCAGTATGCCGCCGACATAGACCTTGAGATGGCGAAAAAGCAGTTTAAAGAGGCGTATGAGTCTGGTGACCCTGACCTGATGGCAGAAGCTCAGCAGAAGTTGACTAGAGCTAGCCTTAAGTCGGAACAGGCTAAAGACTTTAAACCTACTTTACAAAATGTAGAAAATGATGTACAACTACCGACATATTCAGAACCGACCCGAAAACCGGCTCCTGATCCCAAATTTGTTGATTGGAATGAGCGTAATAGCTCTTGGTTTCAAAAAGACCCGGAGATGACCCAAGCCGCGCTCGGCCTTCACGAAAAACTTGCTAATCAATATGGCCCCGAGTACGTGGGTACAGAAGATTATTACCGCCGTATAGACAGTACCATACGTAGACGGTTTCCAGAAGCATTTCCAAACGATGCTACTGATGAAGATGATAGTTCTGCTGACTCCAAACCCCAGCGTAAGACGACAGTTGTGGCATCAGCCAAACGTAGCACTGCGCCTAAACAAGTAAGGCTCACTACAGCGCAATCTGCACTGATTAAAAAGTTGAGAATTACCCCGGAGCAGTACGTTAAAGAATTTCTTAAATTGGAGAAACAATAATGGCTAATACCAGACTCGCTCGTGAACTAGATACTCGTGAAACGCAAGAGCGCCCTAAGCAATGGGCACCTGCGGAAACGTTACCAGAACCAGATAAGCAGCCCGGTTTTGCGTATAGATGGATTCGTATTTCGACTTTAGATAAGGCCGACCCCCGCAACTTGTCAGGCAAGCTTCGCGAAGGGTGGGAACCAGTAAAGGTCTCGGAACAACCGAAATTCCAGCTGCTAATTGATCCGAATAGTCGCTTTAAGGACAATGTCGAGATTGGTGGGTTGTTGTTATGCAAGACACCTGAAGAGTTTGTAGAGCAACGAAATAAACATTTTGAAGCCCAGACTCAAGCTCAGACTACTGCAATTGACAATAGCTTCATGAGAGAAAATGATGTACGTATGCCTCTGTTCGCAGAACGCAAATCGTCTACATCGTTTGGTAAAGGTTAATTTAAACTTTTTTGGAGTAAATTATGGCATATCCTGTTGTAGATGCCCCTTACGGGCTACAGCCGGTCAATTTGATCGGAGGTCAGGTATTTGCGGGTTCTACTCGTGAATATCCAATCACTAATGGTTATTCTACGAACATTTTCTACGGTGATTACGTAGGCTTGTCTCGTGGTGAAATCGTTCGCTTGTCTGTGTCTACTGGCACAGCAGGTAACCAAACCGGCATCTTTTTAGGATGTTCGTTTACCAACCCCGTCACAAAACAAAAGCAATTTCAACAATTCTGGCCTGCTGGTACTGCGGCTGGTGATGCAGTAGCTATTGTTTCTGACGACCCTGACGCAGTTTTCAAGGGCGTTGTTTGCTCTGCTACTACTGTTATTGCTTCTGGCGCTCGCGCCATGATCGGTCAAAATTTGGCAATGATCAACAATACAGGTAGTCTTGCATCCGGCAACTCTAGGAACGCAATCTTGGCTCCTACTGATACTCCTGCCACCACAAATACCTTGCCAGTTCGTGTGCTTGGTTTAGTGACTGACACGGCTGTTTCTTTGGGTACGGCAACATATACTAGCATTTCTACTGCTACTGTGACCTGTTCGGCATTGCCGTTTGCGTTGCCAGTTGGCACTGATGTTGGTTCGCTGGGTTCGAACGGTCAATATATCAGTTCGGGTTCTTTTGTTGATACAGCCGCCTCTGCCGGTGCTACCTCGTTTATCTTGAACCAAGCTCCTGCCGCAGCTTTTGGCGCCAGTTCTACGCTTGTGTTTATGCAGTATCCAGAGATTCTGGTCAAGATTAACTTTGGTCAGCATCAGTATTACGCTGGCACCAGCATCGCTTAAGGAGAAATTAAATGGCTATTTCACGCGCACAACTACTTAAAGAACTCTTACCGGGCTTGAACGCTCTGTTTGGTCTTGAATATGCTCGTTACGGCGAAGAGCATAAAGAAATCTACGAAACCGAAACATCGGAACGTAGCTTTGAAGAAGAAACAAAACTGTCAGGTTTCTCTGCTGCTCCTGTTAAAAACGAAGGCTCTGCTATTCGTTACGACAATGCACAAGAAGCATGGACAGCTCGCTACAACCACGAAACAATCGCTTTGGGTTTCTCCTTAACTGAAGAAGCAATCGAAGATAACTTGTATGACTCGTTATCCGCTCGTTACACCAAAGCCTTGGCTCGTGCTATGGCTTACACCAAGCAAGTTAAAGCTGCAAACATTTTGAACAACGGCTTCTCATCGGCTTATACCGGCGGCGACGGCGTATCTTTGTTCAACACTGCGCATCCTTTAGTTTCTGGTGGCACCAACGGCAACACACCAACAACCGCTGCAGACTTGAATGAGACTTCGTTGGAAAACGCTGTTATTCAGATCGCTGCTTGGACTGATGAACGTGGTCTGTTGATCGCTGCTAAACCAAAGAAATTGATCGTTCCACCAGCTCTGCAATTCGTTGCTACTCGTTTGTTAGAGACCGAACTCCGTGTTGGTACTACTGACAACGACATCAACGCATTGAAGAACAATGGTTCGATCCCAGAAGGCTACACGATCAATCACTTCTTGACCGACAACAACGGCTGGTACTTAACAACCGACGTTCCAAACGGCATGAAGCACTTTATCCGTAGCCCACTGGCTAACTCGATGGACGGGGATTTTGATACAGGGAACGTACGTTACAAGTCCCGTGAGCGTTATTCATTTGGTTGGTCCGACCCGCTTGGCATGTATGGTTCACCGGGCGCAGCCTGATAAAACCTAGTGTTTATGCGGTATTAAAGGGAGCTTCGGCTCCCTTTTCTTTTTCCTACTGTTATGTTTGTTTTATGGTATATTACCTGTATCGTATAACAGGGGGATAAAATGGAATACCCAAACAATCGCAAAATGGCAAAAGAATCTGGCGCTAAGTACTACTACACAGGAGAACCCTGCATACGCGGACATATTGCGTTACGCAAAACTAAAGGGTCATGCGTAGAATGTATGAAAGAAGACTGGGCGCTTGATAATGTTAAACGAAGTAAAAAACCAAAATCTGAAGCAAGTAAAGCAGCGGGGCGTAGATATTATGAAAAGAATAAAGATGCAGTAAAAGCTAGGGCAAATGCTAGACCTAAAGCTGAAGTCACTCAGTACAAACATAAATATAAAGAAGCTAATCCTGAACTTTATAAAGCATTAGTTAGCGTACGTAAACGCCGTCATCGGACTGCTACACCTAGTTGGGTGACCTCAGAACAAAAGCTAGCCATGAGGCAACTATATTTACAAGCTATGGAGCTAACTAAACTTACTGGAGAACGCTACGTAGTTGACCATATTATCCCTTTGATCTCTCACGAAGTATGTGGACTTCACGTACCTTGGAATTTACGTGTTATTACACAAGAAGAGAACTTAAAGAAATCCAACAAAATATTAACTGATTAACAATATTTGGAGTTGTAACATTACCGGGGTATAATAGCGATGCAGCTACGTGGCTGCTTTTCTTGGCGGAGAAATGTTATGAAAGTTACAATACATATTGATGATGAAATGATGTTTGAAGAAGAGTACGAGTATGAGTACGAAGACGAAGAAGAGTTTGAAGATGAAGAAGATGGCATCGAATACGACGAAGATGGTGTAGCTTGGTGGTTCGACGAAGATGATGCAGTTTGGTACTATTTCGACGAAGATGAAGATGATTGGGTAGAGTTAGAAGACGAAGAAGAGTACTACAACTTCGAGCAAAACGAAGTTTAATCTTGGGGAGCCTCGGCTCCCTTTTTCTTTTCCTGAGCTTCTTCGTAATGTGTGACCCTATGGCAGTTTGCACATAGAACTACGCACTTTTTAATTTCCTCTAGGGCCTTCTTGTACGCCCCATCTGCTGTTAATTTATAAACTTTGATATTGTCTTTTGACTTGATAACATGATGGAAGTCTAAGGTGGCTGGGTGGTTTTCACCACATTTTGTGCAGGCTAAGGTAGCCTTGAATTCAGCCCATTTAGCTCTTGCGGCTATTTTAAATTCAGCATTTCGCTTAATAACGGCAGCTTTGTTCCGTTCATAATGTCGGCGATTTGTAGCTCTACGAGAAGATATATCTTTATGTGGCATCTTTATATTGTACTTGCTTTTTTTATTAGGTGTGGTATAACGTAGCTATTCCGGGAATCCGGTGTGTCAAATAGCCCCGGCTAGTAACATGCAAATTGACGCACTTAACTCGCATGTGAGGATATCTATCATGGGTTTCGCTACTCATCTCGGCCCTTGGCTACTCGGCACTGTTAAAAACACAACCGGCACTACTGCTGGATCAATTCGTAATATGGGCGCAACTATCGTTGCTCAGACTTACACCGCCCCTGCTTCTGTAATTTTGGCAAGCCCAACAGCCCAGCAAATGTTCGTGCTTCCTGCTGGCGCTAAGATTGTTCGTTTTGGTCTTGAAGTTAATGTAGCCCTGACCGGCGCTACTAACTGCGGCGTTACTATCGGTAGCAGCGCCACTGCAAACCTATACATGGCTACGGTTAACACTGGCGCTACAGCGGTTCAGACTTCCCCAGCTACCATCGCAGCGGCTACTTCAGGCGTTTACGACAATATTGGTACAACTGACGCAATTATCTTTGGTACGTTTACCGCAGCTACTGCTGATGCTACTGCTGGCACCATTACTGTTACGGTTGAATATATTGTTCGTGACTCTAACGGCAACGCTAACCCTACTTCGACTCAAAACTAATTAGGGAGGCATCATCATGATGCAAACAGACGTAAGGTCAGCACACCTGACAGCATCAGGTACTGCTTTTAATGGTAGAACACGACTAAAAAGTGTGTCTTATCGGGGGAACGCATCCGATGGATATGTTAGATTTCGTGATGGTGGCTCCTCTGGTCCAATCCTTTGTGAGCTTGATGTAGGCACTAGCGATTCGTTTACTATTTACGTGTTACTACCCGGCGAGGGTATTGTTTTCCAAACAAGTCTATACGTAGATTTATCTAACGTAAGCGCGACAACGGTGTTCTATGGCTAAGAAAACTCCATCCCTTGCAGTAGGTCGTGGCGAAAAGCTTCCGGTCAAGCAGGGGGCGGGGTTGACTGCCAAAGGCCGTGCTAAATATAACGCCGCTACAGGATCAAACTTGAAGGCTCCACAGCCCGAAGGTGGCCCTCGTAAAAAATCATTTTGCGCCCGTATGAGTGGTATGCCCGGTCCTATGAAAGACGAAAATGGCAAACCTACCCGCAAAGCGGCATCACTAAAGAGGTGGAAATGTTAGATCATCACGAAGCGACTAAACACGCAGTTGATGCGTTGTCAGTTTTAACTGTATTAGGTACACTAATGGAAGCACTACCAGCTATTGCTGCATTGTTTACTATAATCTGGACAAGCATACGCATTTGGGAAACCAAAACTGTTCAAGGCTGGGTAAATACTTTAAAGGGTAAAGACAATGGCTAAGGATAAACAATCTGAAAGCAGCAAGCTAGACCAGAAGAACGCAGAAATGGACAAAGCCCAAGAAGAGGGCCGTAAGCGTTATGAAAAGCAAGAAGAGGAAGATAACAAAGCTCCTCGTAAAGCTGTTGGCGAAGCAATCGACTATGTAAAAGAGAAAGCTTCTAAGTTTGGTAAAGATTTTGTTGAAGGCGCTAAGCAGTATGGCGAGACATACAAAAAAGGTTTAGGTATGAAAAGTGGTGGTTCTGTAAAGTCCGCTTCAGCTCGTGCAGATGGTTGTGCTATAAGAGGTAAGACTCGTGCCTAGCACTAGTAAGAAGCAACATAATTTTATGGAAGCGGTGGCACATAACCCATCGTTTGCTAAAAAAGCAGGCGTTCCACAATCAGTGGGCAAGGAGTTCGCGCAAGCGGATAAAGGTAAAACTTTTAAATCAGGAGGCCGTATGCCTATATCAATGAAACAAAAATCTGTTGAAGAAATGAAAAAGGGTATTTTTGCCCCAAAAGATAAAGACGAGAAATCTGACTCCGCAATGAAAAAGGGCGGCAAAGTTAAGAAAATGGCTGGTGGCGGTTTAGCTGGTGGCCACAAATCAGCTGACGGTATCGCTTCTAAAGGCAAAACCAAAGCCAAGCAAGTTGTTATGTCTGGCGCTAAAGGTATGAAAAAGGGTGGTTATTGCTAATGAAAGCTTCGCGTGGCATGGGTGATATTAACCCTTCCAAAATGCCTAAGGGTACTAAAAAAGCCCGTAGGGATGATACTGACTTCACTCAGTATAAAGAAGGTGGGGCAGTATGGGACAAACCCCGCCCTAAAGACTTAGGTAAGTCAAAGAAGTTAAGCCCTGCCAAGAAAGCGTCGGCAAAGGCTGCAGCGAAAGCTGCTGGTAGGTCGTATCCAAACCTAGTAGATAACATGAGAGCTGCCAAGAAATGACCACAATGAGCGACTTTTATCAAAAGCAAATACAAGCATCCGAGCGGTTGTATCAAATGATGATGGATGACCATAACGAGCGTATGAAAGTTTTGGTTGACTCATATGACCTTAGCGCTAGTTTGGTTAAGAAGTTAGAAGAGCGTGATGCTGAGATTGAAAGACTACGTACATTACTACGTGGCTATGAAGCCTTAGAAAGAATGTAATGGCATACTCTACAGCTACAACTGCGTTTAATCCTGACCTCAACGATATATTCGAAGAGGCTTTTGAGCGTTGTGGCTTAGAGTTACGTACGGGTTATGACTTTAGAACTGCTCGTCGTAGCATGAATTTCTTGACGGCTGAGTGGGCTAATAGAGGTATTAATCTCTGGACGATTGAAGAAGGCTCTATTAATTTAGTACAAGGGCAGACTACTTATGATCTACCTGTTGACACCGTTGATTTGGTGGAGCACGTTATTCGGACTTTTTCCGGACAAGGTCCTAACCAGACAGACCTCAATATTACTAGGATCAGTGTATCCACGTACTCAACCATCCCCAACAAAGAAGCACAAGGTAGACCGATCCAAGTTTGGATTAATAGACAGTCGGGACAAAAAATTGGTTCGAACGCCGCAACGCCAAAAAACCCAGAAATAAATGTGTGGCCTGCACCAGATCAAGGTTCAGTAGGAAGTCCGTTCTATGTTTTCTACTACTGGAGACTAAAACGTATATATGATGCGGGTTCAGGTACTAATGTTATCGATATCCCTTTCCGCTTCTTAAACTGCTTAACTGCAGGTTTAGCATATATGATTGCAATGAAGAAGCCAGAAGTTGACCCAGCTCGCGTATTAGGTTTAAAAGCTGCATATGATGAGGCTTGGGAATGGGCATCAACTGAAGACCGTGAGAAAGCTGCGGATCGTTTAGTCCCCCGTGAAATGTTCTTCTAATCATGGGTAATAGGTTTAGTTCAGCCAAGAACTCGATTGCGGAATGTGATCGCTGCGGGTTCAGGTACAAGTTAAAAGAGCTTAAGAAGCTTACGATTAAGACCAAACAGGTCAGCATTAAAGTATGTCACACGTGTTGGGAACAGGATCATCCTCAGTTACAATTAGGTATGTATCCAGTGCAGGACCCACAAGCAGTACGGGAACCACGTCCTGATAACAGCTACTATCAGTCTGGCTATACAGGGTTACAGTTAGTAAATGCTCCTCCGGCAAACCCAGCTTCTGAAAATGCGTTTGGTGATCCGGGTGGTGGTAGTAGAGTGTTTCAGTGGGGTTGGAGACCAGTCGGTGGCGCAAGTAGTTTTGATTCACTATTAACCCCAAATGCGCTAGCAGTAGCATGCTTAGTAGGAACAGTAACAATTTCTTAGGAGTAAAAAATGGACAAGATGGATAAAAAACAAGACAAGCCAGTAATGGAAAAGATTGCAAAAAAAGCGGTTAAAAGTCATGAGAAGAAATTACACGGTATGAAAAAGGGCGGCGTAACTTCTATGGACATGAAAAAAGTTGGTCGTAATATGGCGCGTGCTAATAACCAACGGAGTCGCTAATGGCTAAGTTTTCACAAAAGGTAATGGGCAAAGAAGTAGGCAATGCTGCTATATATGCGGAGCCACACACTATGAGTGGAGGTAAAGTGAACGCTAAAGAATCTATTACCATAGCTAAAGACCCTAATACACAGTCTGCACGTGAAGTTAAACCCGGCAAGCCTGCTATGCGCGTTTCGATGGGTGACCCTAATGCTGACGATGTAAAGACTGACGGCATGAAGATTCGTGGTACAGGTGCAGCTACTAAGGGTTTAAAAGCACGTGGACCAATGGCATAAGGAATAGCTGTGACTTATTCTGAACTTGTATCTGCAATAACTTCTTATACCCAGAACTTTGAAACTGAGTTCTTGGAGAGTTTGCCTGTCTTTGTTCAACAGGCAGAGAAGCGCATTTACAACAGTGTTCAGATACCACCCCTACGTAGAAATCAGACGGGTGTATTGGTAGGTGGCAATAAGTATCTATCAGCACCGTCTGACTTTTTATCTGTGTTTTCTTTAGCAGTTATTGAGGGCTACGACACAGGAACCCCAACGTATACATATCTTTTAAATAAAGACGTGAACTATATACGTGAGGCATATCCAACCCCAAGCGATACAGGCGTTCCTAAGTACTATGCTTTGTTTGGCGCTACAACGACTCCCGGATTACAGATTACTAATGAGTTGAGCTTTATTCTAGGACCAACTCCTGATGCTGCTTATTCGGTTGAGATGCACTATTACTACTACCCTGTTTCTATTGTGCAGGGTATTCTTAACTTGTTTAGTGGTTTAAACGGCGGCACAGGATATGCAAGTGGTACATATTTTAACGTGCCACTAACCGGCGGTTCTGGTTCTGGGGCAACAGCAAACATTACTGTTACGGCTGGTGTTGTTACAAACGTAGTCCTTACTAGCGGTGGATCACTGTATGTTGTTGGTGATGTGTTAAGCGCAAGCCAAGCATCATTAGGTGTTGGTTCTGGTTTCCAGATAACTGTGTCAGACGTAACAAATACTACTGGTACATCATGGTTAGGTGATAACTACGATCCAGTATTGTTATACGGCTCTTTAGTAGAGGCTTATACCTTCATGAAAGGTGAGGCTGATATTATGGCGTTCTATGAAAAGAAATTCCAAGATGCCCTTGCTCAGTTGAACCGTCTTGGTACTGGTCTTGAGCGAAACGACGCGTACCGCGTGGGCCAAGCTAGTATAAAGGTTAATCCATAATGCCGATACAACAGGGTCAGACATTAAGCTTTAGAAGCGATATTGTGCAAGGGGATCAAGACCTCTCTGCTAATACGTTAAAGATGGCTTTGTATGATGGTTTTGCTACGTTGGGTCCATCTACTACGGTCTATACAACAACTAATGAAGTTGTAGGAACAGGGTATACGGCGGGCGGGGTTACACTTACAGGCGTGACTATTAATACCGATGTAGCTACAAATACGGTGTACATAAACTTTAACAATGTATCTTGGCCCGGAGCTTCTTTTACTGCTCGTGGTGCGTTGATATATAACAGTTCACAAAGTAATAAGTCGGTAGCTGTGTTGGACTTTGGTTCAGATAAGATATTTAGTGCTGTAAGTAATACGGTGACTATGCCTGTTAACTCAGCGTCAACGGCGCTTTTAAGATTTGTTTAAGGAATTATTATGGACAGCAACGTAGGTTTTGGCGGTGTGTTTACGGTAGAGTGCCGTGATGCTGATGGTAATGTAAAGTGGACTGAAGAGTTCCATAACCTCGTGGTAAATAGTGGTTTACAGTTCATTAACCAACAGGTATTTAAGGCTTCTACTTATACGGCTTCGTGGTTTATGGGTCTAATTAATACTGGCGCTACTTACGCTGGATCAAACACGATGGCATCACATAGTGGATGGACAGAGAACACGTTGTACTTACAGGCTACTAGACCTGCTATGGCGTTTACTGTGCCTACATCTGCTGATCCTTCTGTAATCCAGACTACTGCGCCTATCGTGTTTTCTATGACGGGTTCAGCTACGATTGCTGGTGGTTTTATTACATCAGAGAATACTAAAGGTGGTACGGCTGGTACTTTGTTCTCGGCTGGTAATTTTACGGTTGGTGATCGTGCTGTTGTTAATGGCGATACGATTAATGTGACTTACACCTTCTCTGCTGATGCGACGTAATGTTTGGATTTGATTCAATTGCTTCTGCTCCTTTCTCCGCCATAGGCGATGAGAACATGTACTTTGTGGATATGGAAGATTCAATTGCAGTAAGTGATACGTATGTTGGCAGTGTAGGATTATTTTTAACGGTGCAGGATTCAATTGCTGTACTAGACGCAATAGATGCTCAGTTGGCTTTTGGCGGCAATCTTTCCGAAGCGGTTGCAGTTATTGATGCAATAAATAGTCAGGTAGATTTTGGTCCAGTTTTAGCTGAGACAGTAGCTTTCCAAGACTTACCTAATTCGCAGGTAGATTTTTTAGTAGTTATAGCTGAAGCGGTTTTAGGTGTAGATATTATAGATGGTCGAGTTCGTTGGGATACGATTGATACATATCAAGTAGCAAACTGGGTACAGATAAACGATGCACAGACTACAACGTGGACAACTATAGATAACTCGCAGCCTACAACGTGGACGCAGATAGATAACTCATAAGAGGGTAACATGGCATTAGTATTACTCGACCGAGTACGAGAACTTACAACTACAACCGGTACGGGAACCATAACCCTCAATGGTGCAGTAAGTGGGTTTCAAGCGTTCTCTGTAATAGGTAATGGTAATTCTACGTACTACACAATCTACCATCAGTCTACTGGTGCGTGGGAAGTAGGCATTGGTACGTACACGTCTTCTGGCAATACTTTATCCCGTACTACAGTCTTATCGTCATCGAATGGCGGTGCGTTAGTCTCGTTTACCACAGGTAGTAAAGATGTATTTGTTACCTACCCAGCAGGGCGTTCAGTCTATAAAGATTCCGCCAATGTTTATACGGTACAACAAGCCTTTGATGCGCTGACAGCAAACTCCATAACACTGACCACAGGGACAATTACTACAGCCCCAGTATCCAACACAGACATTGTTAATAAGCAATATGCTGACGCTATCGCATCTGGTATTCACTTCCATGAAGCAGTGGATTTGGCGACTACCGCAGCGTTACCAGCAAACACATATAACAACGGCGCATCTGGAGTTGGGGCAACGCTAACTGCAACCGCTAATGGCGCTCTGTCTGTGGACTCAACACTTACTGTTGTTACAAACCGAATACTTGTTAAAAACCAAGCAGCGCAATCAAACAACGGTGTTTACACTGTTACTCAAGTTGGTTCTGCTGGAACGCCATACATACTGACTCGTGCTACAGATTTTGATTCTGTTGGTACCGGAGTTGACCAGATTGACGAGGGTGATTTCTTTTTAGTTACGAGTGGTGTAGCTAACGTAAATACTGCTTGGGTGCAGCAGACTCCACCCCCGATAACAATAGGTACAACGCCGATTGTCTTCCAACAGTTTGCCGCACCGCTTTCCTACACGGCGGGTACAGGTTTAAACGAGTCCCCAACATATACATTTAATATATCCAACACAGGCGTTACTGCCACCACATACGGATCAGGTTCACAGGTTCCAGTATTTGCGGTTAATGCACAGGGTCAGCTTACATCGGTTACTAACACAGCGATTTCTATATCTGCTGGTGCGGTGTCTGGTTTAGCTGCATCTGCCACAACGGACACGACTAATGCGTCAAACATCACATCAGGAACATTACCATCAGGTAGATTGATTGGTGGGTATAGTCAGCTAACAGGTGTGGGTACGATTAATTCAGGTACGTGGCAAGGCACTACGATTGCTACTGCGTATGGCGGTACAGGACAGACAACATACTCTAACGGTCAGATATTAATTGGTAACACTGCCGGTAGTTTAACTAAGACTACTATTACTGCTGGGTCTAACATATCTGTTACTAACGGCGATGGCAGTATTACAATTGCGGTAGCTGGTGCGGTTGGCTCTGTATCATCGGTAGATGTGTCTGGTGGTACTACAGGTCTGACTACATCAGGTGGTCCGATTACAACGAGTGGCACTATTACTTTAGCTGGCACATTAAATTTAGTAAATGGTGGTACGGGAGCTACTACGGTAGCAGGTGCGCAAGCATCATTACAAGTTGATCCGGCTGGCAGTGCTGTGGCCATGGCAATTGCGCTTGGCTGATTAAGGAACAATAATGGCAAATACTTTTAAATCATATCCATCTAAGAACGTAGGCACAGCAGCAGCCTCTGTTTATACGTGTCCAGCTTCAACGCAGACTACAATCATCGGGTTGTCTATGGCTAACACTACATCGTCCCCGATTACTACAGATGCGTACATTACCCGTTCAGCGGTTAACTACTATTTGATTGAAGGCGCAACGGTTCCTGTAGGTTCAGCATTAGTAATTGTTGGTGGCGATCAGAAAGTTGTTATGCAGACTGGTGATGTGCTGTATGTACTTAATAGCGTAGCTTCATCAGGCGATGCGTTTTGCTCATTACTGGAGATCACCTAATGTCATATCTAGGTTCACCACCAGCATCTCAATTTTTTGCGCCGGGTACTGATACCTTCAGTGGTGACGGTACTACTGTTGCTTTTACTCTTAGCCGTAATGTAGGTACCGTCAATGACATTCTGGTTGTGGTTAATAATGTAGATCAGCAACCTACTGCTTACACCGTATCAGTATCTACTCTGACTTTTACAGCAGCGCCATCTGCGGGTACAAACAATATCTATGTGCGTTATCTGAGTACAAACTTAATTACGATTGCGCCACAGCAGGGCAGCGTAACTCCAGCCTCATTAAGCACACCAAATGCTTTGTATTGGGATACGAGTGGGAATGTTGGGGTTGGTACGACTGCGCCAAGTTACAAATTAGATGTTATAGGGGCATCTCGTAGCGTTGTAAATTTTGGTAATAGTTATTCGGCGAGTTATCTTGCGTCTGCTTTGGGTACTGCTAACGGACAGCTTGCTGGTATAAGTTTTTTACCGACTTTTGTTGCAACTCCGGGCGATAATATCCCAAGAAGAGCCGCAGATATTTGGGCGGGATTTAATGGTGGTAATTGGGGTACGCAATACTTAGCGTTTGGAGTTGGTGCTGCGGCTAATGATGTTGGTAATTCAACCCCAGAACGTATGCGTATTGATTCAAGCGGTAATTTGTTGGTTGGGACTACGACAGTTAGAGCAAAATTGACTATTGTTGGAGATGGTACGACTCTCTATCTTGGCCCCGGAACTTTTGGCGCTGGCAGCGAGGGCGGGGAGATTAATTTTGGTAGAGGTACAGATGGTGCGGCGGCATGGTCTTTGGATGTTTTATCAGGCGCTTCCCCAACTATTAGATTGATTAACGGTTCTGCTGTTGGTGTTCAAGTTACAAATGGCGCAACGGCGTGGTCAGCGTATTCTGATATTAGACTGAAAACAAACATTACCCCATTGCGTTCTGTATTGCCAGACATTCAAAGCATTGAGTGTATTAATTACCATTTGGATGGAATAGATACTGACGAAACCCCTATTCGCATTGGTGTATCTGCGCAAAGCCTTGTTGGTAAATTTGACGAAGTATTAGATGAAACACAGGTTAAAGGCAAAGATGGCTTGTATTACTCCGTGCGGTACTCCGATATGGTTCCATATCTTGTCAAAGCCATCCAAGAGCAACAAGCAATGATAGAAGAACTCAAGACAAAAGTCGCAGCATTGGAGGCTAGATAATGCCACTAAGTCAAATAGTCAGCGCAAGTATTGAGAATGGTGCAGTAGCGCCAGTAGACTTGTCGTCTGTAGCTCAGTATACGGGGTTTAAGAACAGGATTATTAACGGTGCGTTTGGTATATGGCAGCGAGGTACAACAACATCTACTAATACTTTTTTAGCAGATCGTTGGGCTAATTACGCTGCAACAAGCATTACTGCATCACGATCAACTGATGTTCCAGCGGGATTCCAATATTCAGTATCAATTTCTGGAACAAATGTTCCTCAAACATATCAAAGAATTGAGTCTGTTAATTGTATTGATTTACCGGGGCAGTCAATAACAGTTTCATTTTGGGCTAAACAAACATCTGGAGCTGGAGCATCTAGTTTAGCGGTTTCTTTGGCTTCACCTAATGCGGCAGATAATTATGCTTCAACCACTCCAATTGGCACTACAACTTTTACTGGTTCTACTTCATGGACTCAGTACACAGCCACATATACAAATGTTAATTCAGCTATTGCTAATGGCATTCAAATAATTATTTACGCAAATACATCAGGCGCAGCAACATTTCTTGTCACAGGAGTTCAAATAGAAAAAGGTGTCACCGCTACATCATTCGATTACCGCCCGTATGGGACGGAGTTGGCGTTGTGTCAGAGGTATTACTACAGGATTTCCCCAGCAGCAGCCGCTTCAGAATTGGCTGTTGGCTATAGTTATTCAACTGTCGGAATGACCGCTGTAATTCCAAATCCTGTAGTTATGAGAGCAGCTCCTTCTGCTTTAGAGCAAAGCGGTACAGCAAGTGATTACAGAATATATAGAGGTGGTGCAGCGACAAATACAACTTGTTCGTCTGTTCCTTTATTTAGTGCCGCAACCACAAACTATATTAACGTGACATTTACTGTTGCTTCTGGATTGAGTAACGGGTCTGCTGGGTCAATTGCAACCGCAACAACGGCTGGATATTTAGGATGGAGCGCAGAACTATGATTTTTAAAATACTGCATACCAATGAAAATGAAAAAATAATTTACGCTCGTATAGATGACGATGGTTTATGTCGTTTAACTTGCACAGAAGACTATCCAGAGTTTAAGGCTTGGATCGAACAGGGCAATGTCCCAGAACCTGCGGAGCAATAAATGTCGTATATAGGAATTTCACCTTCTACAGCAGCATTTCCGTTCGATCAGTTCAGCGGTAATGGCACTACTACTGCGTTCACAATGTCGTATGCACCAGCGAGTACGACCTCAATGGTGGTGTCTATATCTGGCGTAGTACAGAATCCTAATACATACGGCATCTCTGGATTAACGCTGACGTTCTCAGCCGCACCTCCTACTGGCACGAACAACATTGCTGTTCTGTATTTAGGCATACCTGCTACGTCTGTAGTATCACCGGGTAACACTGCGTTCTTCTCATCGACATCGTTTACCGCAACGGCAGGGCAGACTACGTTTACACCAAGTGGGACGTATCAAGTAGGCTTCTTGAATGTTATACGCAACGGCTCACAGTTAGCTCCAGCAGATTACACGGCAACGAACGGTACGACTGTAGTGCTGAACAACGCTTGCGTAGCAGGTGACATAGTAGTTATTGAAGTCTACAACCTAACGAGCTTAACTAATGCGCTGCCTTCTACAGGCGGTACTGTTACAGGTGCGACTACATTTAACTCTACAGTCAGCATTAACGGCGCTAACGGATCAGGCTATACAGGCTACAAGAATAGAATAATAAATGGGGAAATGAAAGTAGCGCAAAGAGGTACAAGTTTTTCTTCACCGGCATCAATTACTTATACATTGGATAGATGGTTAGTAGGTTGGGGTGGCGCTGCCCCTACTACTGTTTCTCAAGTTACTGGACCAACAGGGTTTAAAAATGCTTTGCAAATGACAGGTGTTGCAGGAAATACAGTAATGTATGTAGCGCAAAGAATTGAATCATTAAATTGTTCTGATTTATCAGGCGCAACGATTACCATTCAAGCAAATATAGCAACTTCGGCTTCGCAAACTGTTGCTTGGAGTTTGGCATATGCTAATTCATCAGATAATTATTCTGGTACAACATCAGTTGGTTCTGGTACATGGTCAACAACATCAACAGCCACAACTTTTACAGCAACAATATCGTCACTTCCTTCAGGCGTAACTAACGGGCTACAACTAATAATTGCACCAGCTAATTCAGGAGCATTTACGTCAGGAACAATTACCATCACAGGAGTCCAGCTAGAGCGTGGCAGCAATGCTACGTCATTCGAGTTCAGGGATTATGGTCGTGAGTTGCAGATGTGCTATAGATATTATATAAAACAAACAGGGTATAACACTAAAATTGCAAGCAGATATGGGGCAAATACTGTTTTCTTTTCTTACCCAACTCCAGTTGAAATGAGAGCCGCACCAACAGTATCAAGTTCGTCTACTAATTGGAATGTTATAAGTACAACAGCAGCTGAAAATTCAACAACGTCTACTATAAATACTGTTTTAAATTATGTTGGGGGGAATGTTGATGTTGTTTTAAACACATCATTTAATCCAGCGGCTTATATTTATATGGCTTATGTTAACTCAACAACTAATGTTAATTTCTCTGCGGAGCTATAAATGTATAAAGTATCAGAGATTGAATCAGATTCTGGAATTAAACATACGTCTATTATCCGAGTAGAAGATGGTGCTTGTATTCCTACTGATCCAGCCAACACCGACTACCAAGCCTACTTAAAATTCCTCGACGAGGGCGGCGTACCAACTCCTGCGGATGAGGTGACAGAATGACTCAGGCAGCGACACTAGCTCAATTAGCATCTAGCGGTGCGTTAAGCGCAGACACATCTGGGAATGTGGGGATTGGCACGACTACGCCTTTAACAAGGCTTGATTTAGGAAGTATAGTACATGGCACCCCCGGCACTGGTGTTACGGCGTCTATGTGGAAAGATGGGGCAAGTAATTTTTTTGGTTTTGGTGTAAGCGCTGGTCAGTTAAATTATATTGCTGGAACTAATACCGCAAATAGCCATGTGTTTTTTACAAACAATGCAGAACGTATGCGTATTGATTCAAGCGGTAATGTGTTAGTTGGAACTACTGGTGTTGTAGGTTTAGTTACTACTTCTCAGTCAGCAACAGCATCTCCATCTGTTTCTGCTCGTGTCACAAGCACATCTTTTACTAACGATGTAGTGCAAATTTATTGCGCTAGGGATACAAATAACGCTAGTTATAATTACATTACAGCATCTCGTCCTGCTGGCACTTCTTTTATTGTTAGAGATAGTGGTAATGTTTTAAATGCAAATAACAGTTATGGGTCTTTGTCAGATCAACGCATTAAAGAAAACATTATTGACGCTACTCCTAAACTAGAAAAAATTAATCAAGTACGTGTGGTTAATTTTAATATGATTGGTGATGAGCAAAAACAGATTGGTGTTGTGGCGCAGGAACTTGAGCAGATATTCCCTAATATGGTTGAGGAAGATCAAGAAGGTACTAAATCTGTTAAATATAGCGTATTTGTGCCAATGCTAATCAAAGCAATCCAAGAACTCAAAGCAGAACTAGATGTATGCAAAGCGGAAATAGCCGCACTTAAAGGAGTTTAATCGTGCCGTTAACAACCGTACAGTCTGGGATGATGGATAGTATTGCCCAGTACAACAGCTTCAAGAACAGAATTATTAATGGTGCAATGGTTATTGACCAGAGGAATAATGGTGCTAGTGTTAGTAGTGGTGTTGGTGGCCTTGCATACCCATGTGACCGAATGTTTGTTTTTGCAACGGGGGCTGCTGTTACCGCTCAACGTACAGGCACTGCTGGCGCTTACGGAATCACAGTCACAGGCGCGGCATCAAACACCATTGTTTCAACTGGTCAACGAATTGAGTCTGTAAATATTGCGGATTGCGCTGGAGGTGCAATTACTATTTCTTTGACGCTCTCAGCATCAACTGCTCAAACATTTGCATGGTCTGTAACAGTGCCATCAGCAACTGACAATTTCGCAACAACAGCAACAATCGCATCAGGCACGTTTTCAGTAACTACTACCCCAACCGTATTCACAGCAACAATAGCCGCTGGCTCTACATCTACTATTGTGCGTGGTATGCAGTTTCAAATTTTGCCAAACAACGCTGGTGCGTTTACATCTGGCACATTTACATACACAAACCTTCAACTAGAAAAAGGCTCTACCGCTACAGCTTTTGACTATCGTCCATACGGTACTGAGTTGTCGCTTTGTCAGAGGTATTTTTATAAAGCAAGTAACCCAACAGGCGCATCAACTAATTATGTTGGACTAGTTGGAGCTATTTCTACTACAAGGTGTTTGGGTGCTACTGTTGTTTTGCCTGTGCCTATGAGACTAAGTCCTTTAGGCGGGATGGCTATTACTACTAGTGGGACATTGCTTTTATATACAGTAAATCTTGGATCTTCTTACACTGTAACTTCTATTACGCCGTATGCTGGAGATGGTGCAACTACTACAAGTATAGAAATTAATGTTGCGTCTGGATTAACAGCAGGAACTTCTTATACTTTTGCAATTCTTCCAAGCGCATCAGTTTCATATTCAGCGGAGCTTTAAAAT